GAGGTCGTAGGACCTGCCAACATTAGCCTTGCCAAAAACTTTTTTGAACATGGGTGATGAGGCCAGTATCAATCCTTCAGAGTTGTCGGCTCTACTCATGACGCAGAGAGAAGTGGTCAATGGATTGAGACCACGGCTGACGCATTCCACACTAGCGTAGAATGATTTCATATCGAAAAATGCAATATCGGACGTAGGCTCTTTTGAGTAATCAATAAAGCCCATAGCCATCACCTCTCTTTGAGTTTTCGTAACTCTTGGAGCAGGGTTGTGATATGGTCTGTCACGTCATACTCTTTTAGAAATGGGGTGAAGTAAATTCGGTCCCCCTTAATGTAAATCATTTCTTCAATCTTGCTGGACATATTTAACCTCCGACAATGGGCATGAAGTGGCCAATAATTTTTCCAACAATTCTTGGTTCATCCTCAGCTGGCGCAAACTTATCTGGATATGAGTCATTGATGGAAACGAGGCGATAACCATTTTCTTCAAGATATACTTTCTTGATGTATACCTCGTCATTCCAGGCAATGGCGTAGACTGCACCATTGTAGTCAAATCCTCCTTCACGTATGAGGGCAACTTCCCCATCTTGGTAGACAGGTTCCATTGATTGGCCTTCAATCCATGTCGCCACATCGTAGAGGTACTCTTTATCTGTGAAGACTTCTTTTGTCTCGTATTCATCCCAAAAATCATTACCATGACCAGCTGATAGAGCAACATTGTCAAGCACTTGAACAGAGAAGAGTGGTACAACTTTTTGTTTCATAAGAAGGTCATAAGTGAGTTCATCGACCTTCCCTTTATTAGTCTTGTTGAGCTGTTTATAAAGAGTGAGGTGAGGATGTTCCTCATATAATTCTTGAATATCAATTTCCAAGAGATGGGCAAGTTTCTCTAGGTGTTTTTTATTTGGTACAGCTTTCCCAGTTTCCCATGAAGACAGAGCTGACCTGGTAATACCTAGTTCATTAGCAATAGCAGTCTGGGAAAGATTTTTTTCTTGTCGATGTTCTTTGAGTTTTATTGGTGAGAACATGGTCTCTTCTCCTTGTCAAATTATAACTTGACAAAATTATACCATAGGCTATAATTAGAATCAAGAGAAAAGAAAGGCAGGTTTGTCATGCCGATTGAAAAGTTTATTATAGACCATTGTTCAAAAGAGGTTATTGGTGATATCAAACGTCTAATGGGGGAGGATAAGTCCCTTTTTTCAGTGACCTCTACTCCAGGATTAAATAAAGTCCATGATATTATTTACCAGAGTGCAGGTGTCATCTCGGTTCACCCACGGTTAAAGACTTCAAATTTAATTTTGCTCCACATTAGTTTACAAGTAGATTCAGAAGGATGTTTTGGATTTGATGGCTATGATGATTGGTGTCAAGTGTCTTCAGAGATCACCCTTGACTACTATTTATCATTTCAGAACTCTGGCAGCTATGAATTACTTTTTGTAGGCGCTAGAGCTGGTGTAAAAGATAATTATGATGAAACGAACTCTTTGAGGAAAGATTTAATTCCTTATATTTCGTCTTCTCGTTATGATAATGAGGCTGAGTTATTCCTTCGAGAAGTTTATCCAGAAGCTCTTGACCAGCCTATGCCAATAAATGCTTTTGACGTGGCATTACGCTTGAAACTAGATGCTAAGCCGTATCGTTTTGATAGCTGTGACCAAATCTTAGGTAGAACTTATTTTGATAAGGTAAAAGATGAAGAGGTAGATGGGGGAGTTATTGCTGAAGGAACGGTCTTGTATGATACCAATCATGGTAATACGGGCCGATTGAACAATACGATTATTCACGAATGCTTCCATTGGTACAAGCATCGTCATTATTTTTCCTTAAAGAAATTATTGGATTCTGCTGAAGAGGTCTATGGTGATGAGTCAAGTGCGACGCTTTGGCTAGAGAGACAGGCTAAAGCTGTCACTCCACGAATCTTAATGCCCAAAGAGATGTTTCTGAAGAAAGCTCAATCCCTTTTGAATGAGCGGTTTGTCGAGGCTAACGGACCTTATTTGCTCATGCTCCAGGAAACAATTTCTGATTTAGCAGACTTTTTTCAAGTATCTCGCCAGTCTGCAAAAATTCGTCTGGTCGAGTTAGGTTTTAAAGAGGCAAGAGGTGTTTTGGAATTCGTTGATGGCGGATATCTCCCACCTTATACCATTGGGGACATGGAGCTGAAGAACAATCAGACCTTTTCGATTTCTCTTGCGGAGCTGGAGAGGTTGATGGAGGAGGACGAGTCATTTGCTAAGGTGTTACTGTCAGGCCTCTATGTTTACATTGAGTCTCACCTAGTTATGAACCTACCTCAATTTGTGACCAAGGATCTGAGCGGGGATTTAGTTCTGACAGACTATGCCCGGTACCACTTGGATGAGTGTGCTCTGCTCTTTGAGTATCATCGTTTAGGCGGTGAACAGAAGGAAATCTCTTATCAAGATTTTGTCCTGAACCGTTCCCAGTTTAGCAATATCTCCTTTGAGTTGGTCTATCATAATGGCTATGAAAATTCGACTAAGGAAAAGCAGGAACAGGCTCTCCTTAAACAGTTAGAAGAGGAAGATGCGATTTACAACAAGCTCTCTAATGATTTTGAAGCGTCCATGCAGGTTGTCAAAAAATGGAGACAGGTGACCTATAAGGAAATCGGAGAAGAACTCTATTTCTCAGAGAAGCAGATTAGTCGCCTCTTCAAAGGGGATGGTAGTTTGGAGTTGTTTATTCTTATCTGTGTCTATCTGAATCTACCGCCCAGTATCTCCTTGCACTTACTAGAGAAGTCTAAGTGGAAATTAGATCCTGGAAATATTACCCATCGTCGCTATCAGCTGGTACTACATACCTTACACAGTCAATCAGTAGGCCAAGTCAAGGAATTTTTAGAAAAAGTTGGTGTTACCATCTAGTAAAACGGACATGCTCGTGTCCGTTTTTTTGTGTTTTTAGGCATGTCTATCAGTAAAAAGAGGGGGAACTCACAATGTTATAGGCGATTACAAGGGGACACCAACATGTCCGTTTTGGGTTTTGGATTTGGCTATATACTAGTCTTGTGAGTTGGAGATGGCCATCCCTAGTAACTCCAAAAATTTTTAGAACGGATAACCAATCAATGAAAACAGTCTTTATTTGTTCGCCTTATCGAGGGCGAGTTACTGAAAACGAGAAGAAGGCAAGAAGCTATTGTCGACAGGCTATGAAGCAAGGATTTACACCTCTCGCCTCCCATCTTCTGTTTCCCCAGTTCCTTGATGATAATAACCCTGATGACCGCATCAAGGGGCTGACCATGAGTCGTGAAGTCCTCAGGCGGTGTGATGAAATTTGGGTCTTTGGTCCAGTGATTTCTAAAGGCATGAGCTACGAAATTTCAGCCGCAAAAGAATATGGCATTCCTTTTCGCCTCTTTCATGAGAATGGGCAAGCCATCAATCCGAGAACTATGGACATTGATGACCGAGTAGAGCGGAACTTTGCCCTTCATTGTAGTGGTCATAACGTGGTTTATGCAGAAGATGGTCATAGCCGCTTGCGGGAAAAAGAGTCCTCATTTTGGGACAAGGTATTTGGATAAGGAGGTCTACCTATGGGAAACATGAAACAATTAAGCCTAGTCATTGGCCATTTACGAAATCTGGCAGATAGTTTAGAAGACCTGTGCCAGGGAGTGGAACGTGTCGCTCCAGAATCAGTTCAAGCAACTGAAGTTACGGAAACAGCACAGGGAGTAGAAGAGCCAACTGTGAGCGTTGCGATTGAAGACATCCGTAAAGTTCTAGCTGAGAAATCACAGGCCGGTAAAACGGATAAGGTCCGTGAACTCTTGCAGCGGTATCGAGCTAACAAGCTCTCAGAAGTCGAGGTGAATCTCTATCCTAGCCTCCTTGAAGATGCGAAAGGACTCTAGTATGACAGATAAACAACACGCTCTCTTGTCAGCATCATCCAGTCACCGTTGGTTGACTGTACCACCGATAGCTCGCTTGGAGGAGTTCTTTGAGCATCCGACGAGCCCTGCAGCTCAGGAGGGGACATTGGCCCATGCGCTTGCGGAACATAAACTACGTTTAGCTCTGAGAGAGGACAGCCAGCTGCCTGAAGGGGAGATTGATCCAGACATGGATATGCATACGGATGACTATGTGGCCTATATCAGTGATGAGATGACCCAGGCTAAACAAGTCACTCCTGACCCCATCTTTATTATCGAACAACGGGTTGATTTCTCCAACTATGTTCCAGAAGGGTTTGGGACGGCAGATGCCATTATCGTGGCCGACAATAGTCTCCATGTTATTGACTTTAAGTATGGCAAAGGAGTTCTGGTAGATAGTGAGAACAATTCCCAGATGCGGCTCTACGCTCTTGGAGCTTTGGAACTTTTTGATGCCCTCTATGATATTGTGGAAATAAAGATGACCATCTTTCAACCAAGAAAGGGTAATGTCTCCACCAGCATCATGACCCGACAAGACTTGTTGAAATGGGCAGAAGAGGTGGTGAAGCCTCAAGCAGAATTAGCCTTTAAGGGTGAAGGGGAAATTACCTATGGCCCCTGGTGTCAATTCTCTCCTTGTAATGCTGTGCTGCGTGCTCGTCATGATTGGCATCAAAATTTGCATCAGTATCAATTGGCCTCGCCGTATTTATTAACAGATGCAGAGATTGAAGCCATCCTACCTCATGTGGATGACTTGGTTAAATGGGCTACGGAGGTCAAGGATTATGCGACCAAGGTGGCTCTAGAGTCAGGAAAGAACTGGTCAGGCTTCAAATTGGTTCAGGGAAGGAGTAACCGTAAGTTTAGTAATGACAAAGCAGTTATTGAAGTAGCGGAAAAAGAAGGGGTTACGGATATCTATACCCAGTCTCTTGTCTCTTTAACGGAACTGGAAAAGCGTCTCGGCAAGAAAGAATTTAACCGGGTATTCGGTCACCTTGTGACCAAACCAAAGGGCAAGATCAGTCTTGTCCCTGATACAGATAAACGTCAAGCACTCTCAAGTGCTACGGAAGATTTTGGAGGAAATTAAGATGTCAAAAGAAACAAAAGTGATTATTGCAGGTCGTCTCTCGTATGTGAACATTTGGGAGCCACAATCCATCAATGGGTCTGAACCCAAGTATTCGGTCTCTCTGATTATTCCAAAGAGTGATACAGCGACCCTCAATAAAATTAAGCAGGCCATTGAAGTGGCTAAACAAGAAGCCATTTCAAAATTTGGTGGGAAGATTCCAGCCAATCTCAAACTCCCTCTTCGTGATGGGGACATTGACCGACCAGATGATGAAGCTTACCAGAATAGCTATTTCATCAACTGTAATTCGAAACAAAAACCGCAGGTGGTCGATAGCCAAGTTCAACCAATTCTTGACCAGACAGAAGTCTACTCAGGTTGTTATGGTCGAGTGTCTGTGACCTTCTATGGCTTTAACTCAAACGGTAACCGAGGTGTTGCGGCAGGGCTTGGTAATGTTCAAAAACTCCGTGATGGCGATGTTCTTGGCGGTCGTATGCGAGCGGAGGATGAGTTTTCAACCTTATCTGATGATGATTTTCTAGCCTAATGGCGATGGGGCTTTGTCCCCACTTACTTATAAAGGAGGCCTTATGACCGTCTTGTCTTTAGACATTGAAACCTATTCCGATGTGGACTTGCTTAAGTCTGGTGTTTACCGCTATGTGGATAGCCCTCAATTTGAAGTGTTGCTTGTGGCTTATGCGATTGATGATGAGCCTGTGACAGTTGTGGATTTGGCTTGTGGGGAGGAATTGCCAGCTTCTATTAGAGAGATGTTAGGAGATGAAGGGGTGATAAAAACGGCATTTAACGCTAATTTCGAGCGGGTCTGCTTATCTACATGGTTTCAAGAGTCCTACTCTGCCTCGTCATGGCAGTGCACCGCTGTTCAAGCCGCATCCCTTGCATTACCTCAGACACTTGCCTTGGTGGGACGGACTCTTAATATCAGTCACCAGAAGTTAGAAGAGGGCAAGGAACTCATTCGCACCTTCTGTGTACCTTGTCGCCCAACCAAAGCAAATGGTATGAGAGAACGCAACCTCCCTCATCATCTCCCAGACCTATGGCAGGATTTCAAATTCTATTGCAGGCGAGATGTGGAGGCTGAACGAGACATACGAGAGAAACTTTCTCGGTTCCCACTTTCTCAAATAGAACAGGCTTACTATGCCCTGGATCAAACCATCAATGATAGAGGGGTTCGGGTGGATCTAGCATTAGTTAATCAAGCCATTGCCTGTGACTTGGCTTATAAAGACCAAGTGACGACTAGGGCCTATGAATTATCAGGTCTTGAGAATCCCAACTCAGTTGCCCAGGTTAAAGAGTGGCTAGAAACAAGAGGCGTCTTTATGGACTCGCTCAATAAGAAATCCATTCAAATGCAGATGAAGGAGGAGGATGGTGAGGTGCTTGAGATGTTAAAACTTCGCCTATTGTTATCAAAGACCTCCGTCAAAAAATACCAGGCGATTGAACGCTGCGTCACCCATGCAGGACGAGTTCATGGTCTCTTGCAGTTTTATGGGGCTAACCGTACCGGCCGCTGGGCTGGTCGCTTGGTCCAGGTTCAAAACCTCCCTCAGAACAAATTAGCGGACCTAGCCCTTGCGAGAACCTTGGTCAAAGAAGGAGCCTTTGAAACCTTGGATATTCTCTATGAGAATGTCCCAAATGTTCTGTCTGAGTTGATTCGAACTGCTTTTATCCCAAAAGAAGGTCACCAGTTTGTGGTTGCGGACTATGCGGCCATTGAAGCTAGAGTTCTTGCCTGGTTGTCAGGTGAGGACTGGCGGTTACAGGTGTTTGAAGAAGGTGGTGATATCTACTGTGCCTCTGCCAGTGCTATGTTCGGCATACCCGTTGAAAAGCACGGCCTCAATAGCCACTTGAGACAGAAAGGAAAGATTGCGGAGCTGGCACTCGGTTATGGTGGTTCAGTTGGTGCACTCACCGCTATGGGAGCACTTGATATGGGTATGGAGGAGGATGAACTCCAACCCTTGGTCACGCAATGGCGACAAGCCAATCCACACATTGTGGCCTTTTGGTGGGCCATTGACCAAGCTGCCAAAGAGATCTTAAAGACCAAGCAGTCCCAACATCTATATGGCTTGACCTTCTCTTATGAGTCAGGGATATTCTTTATCACCCTACCATCAGGGCGGCGTTTGTCTTATGTGAAGCCGAGATTGGAAATGAATGCCTTTGGGAAATTAGGCATGACTTATGAGGGAATTGGAGAAAACAAGAAATGGACACGGATTGATACCTATGGTCCAAAGTTAGTGGAAAACATTGTCCAGGCGATTGCCCGTGACCTTTTGGCACACGGCATGTTGGTTTTGGATCAAGCAGGCTTTTCAATCGTCTTGCATGTTCATGATGAAGCGGTAGTTGAAGTCCCAACAGAAGCAGTCGATGTCCAAGAGGTCTGTGACCTCCTTGCGACGAAACCAAAATGGGCAGAAGGGCTACCTTTGCGAGCAGATGGCTATGCCTGTGATTTTTATCAGAAAGATTAAGGAGAAGACATGGCGTTACATATTTCATTAGGAAACAAACGAACAGATAAGGTTTGGACGCAAACAACCTACAGTTTTGAGCAATTTGAGGCACGGATTGCGACGACCATTCGCACGGCAGAAACCGTAGCGGAGTATGCGTCCTTGCCAAAGTCCAAACAAGATGACATCAAAGATGTCGGAGGCTTTGTCTTGGGCAGACTCAAGGACGGCAGACGCAAGAAGGATGCGGTGATTAGCCGCTCTGCTCTAACCCTTGATATGGACTTTGCGACGGTTGGAATTATCGAGGAGTTGAAGCTCTTATTTGACCACAAGGCTTACCTTTATTCTACCCATAAGCATAGTCCTCAGAATCCACGATTGCGGCTCATCGTTCCCCTATCAAGAGAAGTGAGTGCCGAGGAATACCAAGCGGTTAGTCGAAAAGTTGCCGAGGATATTGGCATTGAGCTCTTTGACGATACCACCTATGAGCCAAGTCGGCTTATGTACTGGCCATCGACATCACAGGATGGAGAATTTGTTTTTCACAAATTGGCTGGAGAACTCCTTAATCCAGACCAGGTGCTCGCTCGCTATACCAACTGGAAGGACACCAAGTCTTGGCCAGTTTCTAGTCGCCAGACCAAGCTGATGGAGCGGGCCATTAATCGACAAGCTGACCCTCTAGAAAAGACAGGATTGATTGGAGCTTTTAACCGAGCCTATCCCATCACGGCTGCCATCGCAACCTTCCTTTCAGACATTTACCACCCCTCTAGCTATCCTGGGCGTTACGACTACGTCCATGCGACCACCAGTGGTGGTGTTGTCATCTATGAGGATAAGTTTGCCTACAGTCACCATGCGACAGACCCTTACGGAGGGAGACTCTTGTCCAGCTTTGACTTGGTGCGACTCCACCTCTTTGGGGATCGAGACGATGGGGGACAAAAGGACACTAGTAAGCAGCCATCGTTTAAGGCTATGCAAGATTTGGTCCTAAAAGATGATGTTACCAAGGAAGTTCTTGCCAAGGAGCGTTTAGAACAAGCGAGGCTAGACTTTCAAGATGACCCCAACTGGCAGACCCAACTGGAGTTGGATAAGACAGGGAAGGTCAAAGACACCCTCTCCAATATCGCAACCATTATTCGCTATGATCCTAACCTCCAGAATATCGTCTACAACGAGTTCAAGCACATCATCGATGTCAAAGGGCCACTCCCTTGGAAGCAAGTCAAGGGTGGCTGGAACGACTCAGACCTTGCCAATGCCAAGCTCTACTTTGAGCGTGTTTATGGCATCTGGTCACCAACTAAGTTCAAGGATGCTCTCCTTGCGGTGGTGACCGCAGAGCGGACTTATCATCCAATCAAGGAATACCTAGAACCCTTGGTCTGGGATGGGGTTGAGCGGATTGAGCACCTGCTCATTGATTACATGGGGGCTAAGGACACTCCCTACACACGAGCGGTGATGCGAAAGACCATGGTCGCAGCCATCGCTCGCATCTATGAACCAGGCATCAAGTTTGATTCTATCTTGGTTCTGAATGGTCCGCAAGGGCTAGGAAAGTCCACCTTCTTTTTGAAGCTTGGCGGTAGCTGGTTTTCGGATTCTCTAGCTATCTCTGATATGAGGGATAAGACAGCAGCAGAGAAGCTCCAAGGTTACTGGATTTTAGAAATCTCAGAGATGACCGGGATTAAAAAGACCGATGTGGAGACGGTTAAGTCCTTTGTGACCAGGCAGGATGACAAGTTCCGCCAAGCCTATGGGGTCAATGTGGAAAGTCACCCAAGAACCTGTGTGATTGTAGGATCGACCAACTCTGAAGGTGGCTTCTTGCGAGATGTGACAGGTAACCGTCGCTTTTGGCCAGTACAGGTGACCAAGGATAGCAAAAAGAAACCGTGGCAGATGTCAGATATCGACCAGTTGTGGGCAGAGGCAAAAACCTACTATCAGGAAGGTGAAGCCCTCTATCTTACAGGTAGCGTGGCCAAAGAAGCGGTGCAGGAGCAACAGGCAGCTATGGAATCCGATGATAGAGAGGGTATTGTAGCTGATTACCTCAATACACTATTACCAGATAATTGGTCTCAGATGGACCTCTATGAGCGGCGAACCTTTATGTCTGGAGGCGAGTTTGGCAAGAGCAGTCAAGGGACAGTTACTAGGGAGCGGGTCTGCATTATGGAAATCTGGTGCGAGTGCTTTGGCAAGGAACGCCAGAATTTGAAAAAGATTGACTCCTACGAAATTGAAGGGATTTTGAATAAAATTGGCGGTTGGACCAAGTACACAGGAAATGCGACAGGCAAGATGAAGTTTGCCCTTTATGGGACACAGCGAGCGTTTGTACGGTTGCCAGAAGGCAACTAAGTCCTCTTGTTTTTTAGGGGAATTGGTTTCCCAAGGTAGCCAATAAAGCTGTTAGGCAACCGAGACGGCAACCAACAAAGTTCCTTGTCAGATAAGGTTTTCTGAGTCCTTGGTTTCCTTAGTTGCCTATTCTTCTAATAGAGTAATGGTAATGATAAGAAAAAGGGGTTATCGGACACCTGTACACGCGTATAGGATTTCAATCCCTTTGGCAACCGCCATCGGCAACTGATGATTGGAGGATTGTGATGAGAGAAAAAGTTGTGGAAGAAGCATTGGTGAAAGCAGTTAAATATCGAGGTGGACTCGCTCTTAAATTGACGTCGCCTTCTTGGGTTGGCATTCCAGACAGGCTGGTGCTTTTGCCTCAAGGAAGCCTTGGATTTGTGGAAGTGAAGGCTCCTGGAAAAGTTCCTCGTCCTTTACAGGTTAGGAGATTAGAGCAGTTGAAGAGCTTGGGCTTTAAGGTTTATGTTTTGGACAGCTTAGAAAAAATTGAAGGAGTATTGGATGACCTACAAACCACATGATTACCAAACCTATGCGACAGAATTCATCAAGAGTCACTCAACTGCTTGTCTCATGCTTGAGATGGGACTTGGGAAAACGGTGATTACCTTGACGGCTCTTTGGGACTTAATTTTAGATTCTTTCGAGGTCAGACGAGTGCTTATCATTGCACCTCTTCGAGTGGCAGAACACACCTGGCAGGAAGAGTTAAAGAAGTGGGAACACTTATCAGGACTAACCCTATCAGTGGTAGTCGGTTCAGACAAAGAACGCAGAGCTGCGCTTAGGAAACCTGCCTTTCTTTATACCCTCAATCGAGAGAATGTGGTTTGGTTGATTGACAATAAGCTCTTTGACTTTGACATGGTGATTATTGATGAACTTTCTAGTTTTAAGTCTTATCAGTCCAAACGCTTTAAAGCTTTGCGACGTGTACAGGCTAGCACCAAACGAATGGTGGGATTAACAGGAACACCTGGTAACCTCATGGACCTCTTTTCTGAGATTGGTATCTTAGATGGTGGTAAGCGGTTAGGACGATTTATCACAGGGTTTCGAGACCAGTATTTTTTACCAGATAAGCGTAATGGACAGGTAGTCTTTTCTTACAAACCCAAAGAGGGAGCAGAAGATGCCATCTATGATCGTATTTCTGATATGACCATTTCCATGAAAGCCTTGGATTATCTCCAAATGCCAGAACGAATTGACCATGAGGTCCTTGTCGAGATGAACCCTAAAGAAAAGGGCCTCTACCAGACCTTTAAGCAAGAATTGGTCGTGTCACTAAAAGACCAAGTCATTGATGCCCTCAATAGTGCTAGCCTATCTAATAAACTCTTGCAGCTGGCTAATGGTTCGGTCTATGGAGAGGAAGGAGCTGTTCTTCCCTTTCACGATAAGAAACTGGATGTCTTGGAAGAAATGGTAGAAGCCATGCAGGGCAAACCGCTTCTTGTAGCATACTGGTTCAAACATGACTTACAGCGGCTCAAGGAGAGATTTAAAGAAGCTAGAACTATTACGAGTAGTCAGGCGATTGATGATTGGAATCAAGGAAAGATTAGCATTGGCCTTATTCATCCAGCTAGTTCTGGACATGGCCTTAACCTTCAAGCTGGAGGTTCCACTATCTGTTGGTTTGGCTTGACTTGGTCCTTAGAGCTTTACCAACAATTAAATGCTAGACTCTGGAGACAGGGTCAAAAAGAAACTGTGATCATTCATCACCTCATCACTAAGGGAACAATTGATGAGGAAGTCATGAAACGCTTAAAAACAAAAACGGTCACTCAAGACCACATCATTGAGGCAGTCAGGGTGTCTTTGAAAGGAGGATAAGATGTCAGAAGCAGAACGCTTGTTTATGAACTATGAGGTGATGCAAAAAGAAGTGAGATTATTGCGTCATCAGCTGGAAAACTTTGTCGGTATCACAGAAGAAGAGATGATTGACACCATGGTCTTTGGTGGGCAAAGTGATGAGCCAAGGGTAAGTATGACCAAACGTCATGACCGAACAGAGACCATTGCCTTATCCTTCAGGGAAAAGACTGCGGCTGCTAATCGAGAACTCTATCAGTTTTTGTCTGATAGATACTTAAAGCTGATTCAGGATTTGGCTTTCTTTGAGACAGCTATCAAGCAATTGCCTGAAGAACTTTCGACTTTTGTCGTTGATTTGGTTGTAGAGGGAGAGAGTTGGGATAATCTGATGGTCAAATATCATATCAGTCGTAGCAGCATTACCAGATGGAAAAAAAGGGCTATCAAGGAGCTTGATGCCATTTATCAACTAAAGCAACAACAGCTAGCGGATTATTTGTTAAGTTAGGAGGAACTATGTGTAAGAGAGGCGATATCTATTATGTGAACTTTAGTGAACTGGAAGGTAGCCATTATCAGCAAGGGAGACGACCAGCCTTAATCGTCAGCAATGATCTGGCCAATCTCCATTCTCATCTGGTGACTGTCGTTCCTTTGACCAGTCAGGTCAAAAAGAAGAAGGAGTTACCCACTCATGTGTTTTTACCACAAGGTGTTATCAAAGGACTCAAACGGTCTAGTCTCGTTTTAGCCGAGCAAGTGAGCACCATTGATAAGGGGTTGTTGGAAGACAAGATTGCCTGCGTGTGGGATAAGAACTGGTTGAACAAGATTGACCAGGCTTTGAAGATACAGTTAGGTTTATAGACTTCAGCTGATTAGTTGCAGTCTTTTTTTATTTGTCAAGTAAAAACAGTAGCTTTTGGAAAGTTGGTACTAGGGCGGTACTAGGGTGGAACTACCCCGATACTAAAGCGGTACTAAGACGGTACTGACTTTTCATTTTAGAGGTGGTATACTTAAGATGTCAAAAAATATAGAAACAGGCCTGACTCTCATTTGAGGGTTGGGCTTTTTGCATGGAGGAAGCGATGTTAGTAACTAGTGAACAGGTGTCACATGGACACCCAGATAAAATCTGCGACCAAATCTCAGATGCCATTGTCACAGCTTGTTTGGTTCAAGATAAACACAGTCGAGTGGCGGTAGAAACCCTCATCAAGGATCACCATGTTGTGGTTGCAGGTGAGGTAAGGACTTCCGCAATCTTTGATGTGGAAGCTCTGGTTCTTGAAGTGGTTAAGCCGATTGGCATGACGGATGTTTGTGTCACGAACCTCATTGGGCTTCAAAGCCGAGACATTGCACAAGGTGTTGATGCAGGTGGTGCAGGAGACCAAGGTCTCATGTATGGCTATGCGACAGATGAAACACCTGAGTATTTACCCTTGCCTTTTGTCCTTGCGACACGAGTGTTGGAAGAATTGAAAAAGCTTCATCATTCCTTACTGTTGCCTGATGCCAAGGCTCAAGTCACCTATGATGATGAGCAAAAACGCATCAAGACTTTCTTGGTCTCAATTCAGCATAAACCTAATGCAACTCGAAAACAAGTCAAAGCCATTGTCAAAGAGGTGATGGTTAAGGTTGCCAAACGCTACAAACAGAACACCGATTTTAAGGTCTTGGTTAACCCAACAGGTCGCTTTGTTCTTGGTAGCTCTTATGCGGATGCAGGTGTTACAGGTCGTAAAATCATAGCGGATACCTACGGCGGTTTCTGTCGCCATGGTGGTGGAGCATTCTCTGGGAAAGACCCAAGCAAGGTTGACCGCTCCGCTGCCTACATGGCACGGAAGATTGCCAAGGACATTGTCCGTGAAGGTTATGCCAAACGTTGCGAGGTTCAACTGGCTTATGCTATTGGCCTGAAGAAACCTGTGTCGATTGCGGTGGATACCTTTGGGACGAGTTCGTACTCGGAGGACAGCCTAGTTAAGATGATTGAACTCCGCTATGACTTGACGCTACAAGGAATCATTAAGGAGCTGAACCTCCTTGATGTCGACTATCGAAAGACCGCAACCTATGGGCATTTTGGGAAGAAAAACCTGCCTTGGGAACTGTAAAAAAAAACTTTGACTATCTCGCAAATAAGACTGGATATGTGTTGGCACCTACGGTAATATACACTTACCAAAACAAAAGGAGAACAACCACATGAAAACCCAAATGGAAAAAGACTTATTCGGAATCATCTTCAAGAACTTCGGACGCTCCGATTTGGAAACAAGAAACAGCGACAACGAGGATTTCCTAGATGTATCGGTTTGGACCTTGAAGGCAGCCCTTGAGGAAGCCTACAAGGCAGGACAAGCGAGCGAGAAGTAGATAGGAGCCTTACCGAAGGGTAGGGCTTTTCTTGTGGAAGGAGTATTATATGCCACAAAGACCTAGCACCCCTTGTAAACATAACCGTTGCCCAAAGTTAGTCAGCTATGGAAACAAGTATTGCGAGGAGCACAAACCCCTGGTTCAGTTTGATACGAGGAGTACCACGGAAAAAGGCTACACCAGCCGATGGCGGACAGCTCGACTACGTTTTCTCAAAGTCAATCCACTCTGTATTCATTGTCAGAAGCAGGGGAAACTGGTCAAAGCAACTGTGGTGGATCACATCACCCCTCACCGAGGTGACCAAGACCTCTTCTGGGACCAATCAAATTGGCAACCCTTATGTAAGTCATGTCATGATAGAAAGACACAAACGGAGGATCGCTTCCAAGAGTTTCGTTACCGTTTTTAGGTTGGGGGTAGGGGGGATAAAATCTCTAAACCCCTTGTCCTGAAAGACCGTGGCCCCCTCAAACGTGCGTTTTCGCAAAATTGGGGAGGGGGTACACTAAAAATGAGGATTTTAGTGGCTTATTCCTTATGGTTATAAGGTTTGTAGGGAGGTGCTGTTTCGTTTTTTAGTAGAAAAAAATAGTCAAAAATGACCGTAAAAAAGGTTGGAAATAGCCTTTTTAGGTCTTTTTTTAGTGAGGAGGAGAACCAATGAACGAAAGCCAGCGACGGCAGATTTGGCAACTTCGTCATGAAGGACTAGGCTATGGTACGATTGCCAAGACCCTGAACCTTTCTCGTGATGCGGTCAAAAAGTATTGTGGTCGAAACCCTGAGCTAAAGGGACTGGGGAATCTTGTCAAAGAGAACTTAGATGAGGGAGGTGGGTCTTATTGCAAGACCTGCCACCAAGTCTTAGTTCACAAAGCAACAGGTAGACCCAAGAAGTTCTGTTCAGACAGGTGCCGTAAGGTCTGGTGGGAAACCCACTCAGACAACCATGATAAAACTAAGACAGCCTACCATGAATTGACTTGCCAAACATGTGGCAGGTCTTTTTTAGCTTATGCCAATCCAACAAGGAAGTTCTGTGGACACCCTTGTTACATCCAAGCACGATTTTATAAAGGAGTAAATCATGACCAAGCAACCAAAAATGGAGATTAAAGAACTCCCTTTAACCAGCCTCAAACCTGCAGGTTATAATCCACGGAAAAAACTGAAGAAGGGCGATAGGGAATACGAGAAAATCAAGCAGTCGTTATTGAAGTTCGGCTACGTGGATCCCATTATTGTAAACAAAGACCTGACGGTTATTGGTGGCCATCAGAGACTGACTGTTCTTAAAGACCTCAAGTATGAAACAGCTAAGTGTGTTATTGTTGACCTTCCAAAGGAAGATGAAAAGGCTCTGAACATTGCCCTCAATAAAATTACGGGTCAATGGGATGACCAGCTCTTGGCGGACTTGCTTTTGGACTTACAGGAGGCAGATTTCAATCTGGATTTGACAGGTTTTGAAGCCCCTGAGATTGATGATATCCTATCCAATATCCATGACAAGGACCTCAAGGAAGATGACTTTGATGTGGAAGAGGAGTTGAAGAAACCAACGGTCGCAAGACTTGGTGACATCTGGCACTTAGGTAAGCACCGAGTCATTTGTGGCGACTCGACTAAGTCAGAGACCTATGGTTTGTTGCTGGGGGATAAGAAGGCTAACCTGGTCGTGACCGACCCGCCATACAATGTGGATGTCGAAGAGACTGCAGGAAAAATTTTAAACGATAACATGTCTGATAGTGATTTTTACAAGTTTCTTCTAGCCATGTTTACTCAAGTGGAACAGCACATGGAGTCCGATGCCTCCATCTATGTTTTCCATGCGGATACAGAAGGTCTTAACTTTAGAAAGGCCTTCAAGGATGCAGGTTTCTATCTGAGCGGTTGTTGTGTCTGGAAGAAGAACTCCCTTGTCCTTGGGCGTAGTCCTTACCAGTGGCAACACGAACCTTGCCTCTTTGGTTGGAAACAAAAAGGCAAACACCAGTGGTTCTCAGATAGAAAGCAGACCACCATTTGGGAGTATGATCGACCAAAGTCCAGCAAAGACCACCCAACCATGAAGCCTATTCAGATCATGGCCTATCCCATTCAAAACTCCTCCATGCGAGGAACGTTGGTACTGGACCCCTTCTTGGGTTCAGGTTCAACCCTCTTGGCATCAGACCAGACAGGTCGGATGTGTTATGGTATAGAACTCGATGAGAAGTTTGTGGATGTGATTGTTTGTCGCTACATGGAGGCGACAGGAGATACAGCCATCTCTGTCAATCGTGGTGGTGCAACTCTCACCTACGAGGAGGCGGTTCAAGCCATGGAGGAGAGCCTATGAGCCTAACCTTTATAGATTTCTTTGCAGGGGTGGGTGGTTTCAGACGAGGGCTTGAATTGGCAGGCATGACCTGTGTCGGCTACTGTGAGATTGATAAGTTTGCCCGTAAATCTTACGAGGCCATGTACGATACGAAAGGAGAATGGTTTCATGACGACATCACCACCATTGACCCCATACAACTACCAAAAGCAGATTTATGGACTGCGGGAAGCCCTTGCCAAAATGTGTCTATTGCAGGGAGACGAGCAGGCCTACACGCTGAGCGAAGTGGACTCTTTTTTAGCCTTGTTAGCCTCCTCAAAAGCCAAAAAGAAGAAGATAAACCCGAGTGGTTACTCCTTGAAAATGTTAAAGGACTTTTATCAAGTGGCTCCGGTCGAGATTACCTCGACTATCTTTTTGACTTGGACCAAGCAGGGTATGACCTCGAATGGCAAGTGTTCAATTCCAAAGATTACGGTGTCCCCCAAAACCGAGAACGAGTCTACACTCTCTGCCATCTTAGAAGTCGAGGTCGACGACAAGTACTACCTCTCAGCGGAGAAAGCGGTGGCCGTCTTAAGCAACTTGTAGGCGGTATGCAGAGTTATCGGGTCTATGATATCTCTGGTATTTCCACAACGCTGGTTGGTGAAGGAGGCGGACTTGGGGCCAAGACAGGACTCTACCTGATTGACCAAACTATCAAGGAGCCAAAGATTACAGAGAATGCACGCTGTTTGACCACACGTTATAATGCAGGGGTTCATAAAATTCCAGGACGGAACTCAGGGGTTCTAGAAGTACAACCAATTCTGCCCCCAGATAGATTGAGGAAGCGCCAAAATGGTAGACGTATTAAAGGTGAAGATGAACCTATGTTTACCTTGACTTCCCAAGATAGACATGGTGTTTTGGAAGGTATAAAGGTTAGAAATGGTACAAAACAGGGCTACCAAGTGGCAGAACCTGGCGATTCCGTTGATCTTGCTTATCCAGCTTCACCTACCAGACGAGCAAGGGTAGGGAAAGGTGTGGCCCATAATTTATCCTGTAGTGGACAGATGGGTGCTGTGGTTTGGAAGGAACGACTGGTCAAAATCAGACGACTGACACCAAGAGAGTGCTTTAGACTTCAAGGCTTTTCAGATGAACTATTTGACAAAGCTCAAGCAGTCAATTCGGATGCCCAGCTCTATAAGCAGGCAGGCAATGGGGTCACCGTCAATGTGGTTTATGCCATAGGTCAAGCCATTCTTTCTTCAAAAAAGTGTGAGAAATAATTGAATAAAGAGAGGAGGCAAGGCAGTGGCTCAGAAAGGACGAAAACCAAAACCAATTCCATTAAGAGTGCTGGAGGGCAATCCTGGTAAGCGACCGATTCCTACAAATGAGTTAAAAGCTCCGACTAGAGCCCCACGTTGTCCTCCGTGGTTGGAGGACGATGCCAAGAAGGAATGGAAACGAATGGGTAAGATTTTGGAAGGGATGGGGCTTTTGACGGAGATGGACATGACAGCCTTTGCAGGGTACTGTCAGGCCTATGCTCGCTGGAAAGAGGCAGAAGAGTTTCTGACCAAGCATGGTTCCATTATCAAAACACCCAATGGTTACCTGCAACAAGTACCTCAAGTTTCCATCAGTCAGACCAACCTCAAGATTATGCTCAAGTTCTGTGAACAGTTTGGGTTAACACCCTCTGCTAGAACACGCCTCTCATCCATCGGAGAAGGCGGAGGAACTGGGGATGAGATGGAAGACCTACTAGGAGGACGCCTATGACTTATCATTATCAGCCAACCCCTTTCATGCTTCCGACCTCTCACTACGATAAAGCAAAGGCAGACCGAGCTGTGACCTTTATCCAAAATCTCTGTCATACCAAGGGCAAATGGGCAGGTAAGAAGTTTACCCTGCTTCCTTGGCAGGAACAGATTGTCCGAGATATTTTTGGGATTGTGAAGGAAGATGGTAATCGCCAGTTCTTGACTGCCTATGTGGAAATTCCCAAAAAGAATGGGAAGAGTGAATTGGCAGCTGCCATTGCCCTCTACCTGCTCTATGCGGATAATGAGGCCAGTGCTGAAGTGTATGGGGCGGCCTGTGACCGAAACCAAGCCTCTATCGTCTTTGATGTGGCCAAACAGATGGTTCTCATGAGTAAGGCACTGGATAAACGGTCAAAAGTCATGGGGGCAACAAAAAGGATTGTCAATTACACTAATGCAGGCTTTTATCAGGTACTCTCTGCAGAGACAGGTACTAAGCATGGTCTCAACGTATCAGGCCTTGTCTTTGATGAAATTCATGCACAACCCAATCGTCACCTTTATGATGTTCTGACAAAGGGGTCTGGTGATGCCAGAGAACAACCTCTCTTTTTTATCATCACTACCGCAGGTAATGATAAGAACTCCATTTGTTATGAACTCCATACCAAGGCTCTGGATATCCTCAATGGTCGAAAGCAGGACACGAGTTTCTACCCAGTCGTTTATGGTCTAACAGATGATGAGGATTGGAATGATGAAGCCAACTGGCTCAAAGCCAATCCATCACTTGGTCATACCATTGGCTTAGACAGAGTTAGAGAAGCCTACCAGAATGCCCTCGATAATCCTGCGGAGGAGAATGTCTTCAAGCAACTCCGCCTCAATATGTGGGTCAGCTCAACTGTGACTTGGTTACCTGAACACATCTATGATAAGGGCAGCCGTCCAATTGATATGGAAAGTCTTAAGGGAAGGGAGTGTTTTGCGGGTCTGGACTTATCCAGTACTTCAGACATCACCGCCTTTGTCCTCGTTTTTCCCCCAAGGCATGAAGAGGAGCCTTACATTGTCCTGCCTTATTTTTGGTTGCCTGAAGATACCTTACAGTTACGCTGTCGGAGAGATCATGTGCTTTATGATGTCTGGGAGAGGCAAGGCTACCTCAAGACGACAGAAGGTAATGTGGTTCATTACGGTTTCATTGAGGCCTTCATCGAGGAACTCTCGACTATCTATAACATCCGAGAGATTGCCTATGACCGTTGGAATGCGACCCAGATGGTCCAAAACCTTGAAGGCATGGGTTTGACCCTAGTGCCATTTGGTCAAGGCTACAAGGACATGAGTCCACCGTCCAAAGAACTCTTCAAGCTCATGATGGAAGGGAAAATCCAACACGGTGGGCATCCTGTTCTCAAGTGGATGGGGCAGAATGTCGTCATGCGACAAGACCCAGCAGGCAATATCAAGCCTGACAAGGAAAAGTCAATTGAAAAGATTGATGGGATTGTCGCACTTATCATGGGACTTGACCGTTGTATTCGCCACCAAGGACAAGGGAATTCGGTCTATGATGAACGTGGGATTTTGAGTTTTTAGTTGACAACACAAAGCGAAATACGTTACAATTACAGTACAAAACTCAAAGGAGAAATAGTATGGGAAAAACAGCTACTCTAAATGTACGTGTTGATTCGGATGATAAATTGAATGCAGAAAGTGTCTTGAAAGAGCTTGGAATGCCTATGTCTACATTGATTACCTTATTGTTGAAGCAGGTTTCTATGACACGAAGCATTCCATTCGAGATTGCTTTACCTCAGGCCCCTGCTTCTGTGGATGTTTCATCTCTGTCTGCTAGTGAACTGAAAGACCTGTTGGTGCAGAGCTATCACGCAGCGGATCAGGAGGAAACAATTTTGGCGGAAGATTTTTTCAAAGGCTTTAAAGGGGCAAATTAATGATTGAATATCCCGTGAGATTGACAAAACAAGCCAGTGATGATCTGACTGCCATTTATCGCTATATTGCTGTAGAGCTACAATCTCCCTTAACAGCAGATAAAAATATCCGCCTCTTTGAAAAATCTATCAAATCCTTATCAACGTTTCCAGAACGTTGTCCGATTCTTGAAGGGTTTGAGAGTGAGAACATTGAGATTCGAAAACTTATTGTTAAAAACTATGTTGTATTTTATCGGTTTGTTGGAGAGGTTGTAACTGTACTTCGAGTGTTACATGGTGCTTCTAACATTGAAAAACTATTGAAAGATATTGCAGAAGACAATGATGTGAACTGATATTGGCATCTCCAGTTGGAGGTGCTTTTTCTTATGCAGAAAAAGGAGGACTTATGGGAATTTTAGAATGGATCGGTTTGAAACGTGTACGAGACAAACCGCAAAATGCTTATGAGGGTCAGGATTTTTCCTACCTCTTCGGTCGGACAACCAGCGGTGAGAATGTGGATGAGTTCAAGGCCATGCAGACGACGGCAGTCTATGCCTGTGTGCGGATACTGGCTGAGGCAATAGCCTCTCTCCCTCTCCATGTTTATGAACGGACACCAACAGGAAAGTTCAAAGCCATTGACCATCCCCTCTATGCTCTTTTACATGATGAGCCAAACCCAGAGATGACCTCCTTTGTCTTTCGTGAGACCCTCATGAGCCATCTTCTGATTTGGGGAAATGCCTATGTCCAAATTATCCGAGAAAGAAGCGGAAAGGTCATGAGCCTTTATCCCTTGTTGCCAGATAAGATGACAGTTCATCGTGATGACAAGGGAGAGCTGTTTTATCTCTATGAGCGACAGACCGAGGAAAACCCCAACTTCATGAACAAAGGAAAGGTTGTCCTTCAAGCAGAGGATGTGCTTCATATCCCTGGTCTTGGTTTTGATGGCTTAGTCGGCTATTCCCCAATTGCCCTTGCTAAAAATACCATAGGGATGACCCTAGCGACTGAGAACTACGGGGCTTCCTTCTTTAAGAATGGGGCCAATCCAGGCGGTGTCTTGGAACACCCTGGTATCCTCAAAGATCCCAAGCGGGTTCGTGATTCATGGAATGCGGTCTACAATGGGGTATCAAATGCCCACAAGGTAGCTGTCTTAGAAGAAGGGATGAAGTATACCCAGATTGGAATCCCACCTGAAGAGGCTCAATTCCTACAGACCCGAAAGTTTCAAATCAATGAAATCGCACGTCTCTACCGTATCCCACCTCATATGGTAGGGGATTTGGAGAAGTCATCCTTTTCTAACATCGAGCAACAGTCCCTCGAATTTGTCAAATATACCCTAGACCCTTGGGTGGTTCGTTTTGAACAGGCACTCAAGAGGTCTCTTTTTTTACCCGAAGAAAAGAAGCGGTACTTTGTCAAGTTCAATGTGGACGGTTTGCTTCGTGGAGATTACCAGAATCGGATGAACGGCTATGCGATTGCTCGACAAAATGGCTGGCTATCCACCAATGATATCCGAGAACTAGAGGACTTGAACCTCTTGACGGAAGAAGAGGGTGGTAATCTCTATCTTATCAACGGAAACATGACCAAACTAAAAGATGCAGGAGGCTTTATGACACAAGAAACAATATCGATTGAACAAGCGCCAGAGGAGGAAACTGATGCGTAAATTTTGGAATTTTACTGAAGATGATGTGGGCAGAACCCTTCGGATTGAGGGGCAGATTGCGGACGAGACCTGGTTTGGGGATGAAGTGACGCCCCAAATCTTCAAGAGTGAACTCTTATCTGGAAAGGGGGACTTGACCCTCTGGATTAATTCCCCAGGCGGTGATGTCTTTGCGGCGGCTCAAATCTATAACATGCTGATGGATTATCCAAGTGATGTTCATGTTTACATCGATGTCTTGGCCGCAAGTGCTGCCTCGGTCATCGCTATGGCTGGCACCACGGTATCCATGAGTCCTGTCGCCATGATGATGATTCATAACCCCTGGACCGTTGCTCAAGGTGAGGCCCGTGATATAGAGAAGGTCATTGCCATGCTTTCTGAAATCAAGGAGTCTATCATCAACGCCTATGAGTTGCGAACAGGGCTTTCACGAACCAAGCTCTCTCACCTCATGGATAGTGAGACCTGGTTCAATGCTAAAAAGGCTGTCGAGCTTGGCTTTGCGGATACCATCCTCTTTTCTAAAGAGGAGAAACAGGATGGAGCAGGAGACGCTTTTGTCTTCAGCCGAGTCTCATCTCAAAAAGACTTGATGGTGAAGCTCCAAGCCACCTTGATGCCGACACCACCTCAACCGTCTATCCCTTTCAATCAGTTGGAAAAACGATTGAACTTGCTTAAACCCTAAAGGAGAACGATATGTCTAAAATTTTGGAACTAAAAGAAAAGCGGAACATTGCTTGGGAGGCTGCCAAGGCTTTCCTAGAAGACGCTCGAAAAGCTGATGGTCAGGTATCTGCCGCAGATGCAGAGGCCTATGACAAGCTGGAAGAAAAGGTGGTCAACCTTGGCAAAGAGATTGAACGCTTGGAGCGTCAAGAAAAACTGGATAAGGAGTTGTCCCAACCAGCAGCACAGGCTCTGACCAGTCAGCCTTCCGCCAAAATCCCTGAACAGGATGAGGAAGAGGAGCTTGACAGTATTGCGTCAAAAGCCTATACCAAAACCTTCTGGTCCAGCATCCGCAAACGCCATTTCTTTGATGTCAAAGATGTGCTGCGTGTCGGTGAAGATTCAGAGGGTGGTCATCTCGTACCAGATGAGTATGAGAAAAAATTGATCCAGGGGCTTCAGGAAGAGAACTTCTTCCGTCAATTGGCCACAGTGATTAAGACCTCTAGTGGTGAACGAAAAATCCCTGTTGTTACTGGACACGGCACAGCCTCTTGGTTGGATGAAAATGGTCTTTACCCTGAAAGCGATGAAGTCTTTGGTCAAGTAACCCTTGATTCCTACAAACTGGGGACAGCTATCCGCATTTCTGAAGAATTGATTAATGATTCGGTCTTTGACTTGGAGTCCTATATGACGGCAGAGTTTGCTCGTCGCATTGGTACGGAAGAAGAGAAGGCCTTTTTGATTGGGGATGGCTCTAAGAAACCAACTGGTATCTTCACCACAGCTGAAGTGACTGGCCCTACCACAGCTACCAAAGACATCACCTTTGATGACATGATTGAACTCTACCATGCCCTGCCTGCTCCTTACCGTAAGAATGCCGTCTGGATTCTTCATGACACAACGGTCAAAGCCATTCGCAAACTAAAGGACAACAACGGGAACTACATCTGGCAACCTTCTACTCAAGTTGGTCAGCCAGATATGATTCTGAACCGGCCGTATTTCACATCAACCTTTGCGCCCCTTCCTGAAGCTGGCAACAAAGCCATTGCCTTTGGGGATTTCAGCTACTACTGGATTGCGGACCGTCAGGGACGCACCTTTAAGCGGCTCAATGAACTCTATGCGGCCAATGGTCAGGTTGGGTTCTTGGCCAGTCAACGGGTAGATGGTAAATTGGTGCTTCCTGAAGCCGTTAAAACCTTGACTGTCAAAGCTGGATCGAGGTCAGGCGGATGAGGCTAGAGGACATCAAGCTTTATCTCAAGGTAGAACATGATGAGGAGGACAGTCTCTTGTCCTCTTTCTTGTCTACTAGTAAACAGCTTTGCCTTGATGTGCTCCGAAAATCTGAAGCAGAACTGACTGAAGATGAGGTGGCTATTTTTGAGACGGCTGTTCAGTATGGTGTCGCCTATCTCTATGAACACCGAGAGAATGGCAATCATAAGGAACTGAAAGAAACCCTCTATCATCTCTTGTTGTCAAACCGTAAGGAGGCGTTTTAATGGAAATAGCTGGATTGCGAGAACGAGTGAATTTTGAAGGTGCTGGTCATCATCAAGATGAGGTTGGGAATGACCAGTCGACTTATCAGTTACTTTTGAGCCGCTGGTCTAAGGTAGAACCGTTGTCCAGCAGGGAACGTGAGGCTCTAGGTTTGGTTGAACGTGAAGAAGTCCTTTCAGTGACACTCCGATATGACAAGGCTATTGAGGCCTTCGATACCAGGCAGGTACGTTTGTCTTTTGATGGAAAGGTCTATAACATTCATTCGATGGAGAATTTAGGCTTTGAAGATAAGACTATCCGCTTAAGGGTAACGAGGGAGGTGAGTCATGAACAACCTTGATTTAGCATCAGCCATTGAAGCTGAGTTATCAGACTATGTTGATGATGTCACAGAAGTCATGCGACTGGCTGTTCTTGATGTCACAGACCAGGCTGTTGAGACCTTGAAGGTTACCTCACCGAAAAGGCGTGGGAAGTATGCCAAAGGTTGGACATCAAAAGTCATAGAGGATAGCCCGACAGGCCTCGTTAAGACGGTTCATAACAAGACGGCAGGACTAACCCATTTACTTGAAAATGGATACGCTAAGGCAGGTGGTGGTCGAGTGGAGGGGATTCCTCATATCGCACCTGCAGAAAGGGAAGCCATCCGTCAATTGGAAAAACGATTGGAGGACAGGTTATGACCCTAAAAGACTTCTATCAGCTCGTCAAAGCCCTTGGTTACCCTCTAGCCTATCACCATTTTGAAGAAGGGCGGGTGATTAGCCCGCCCTATCTCTTGTATTGGGTATCGGGTTCTGAAAACAAGGGGGCTGACAACATGGCCTACCACAAGCAGGTTGAAGTGGTGCTTGAAGTCTACACCAAGACCAAGAACCTGGAATTGGAAGGTCAGGTGGAAAATCTGCTTGACAATCATCACATTTACTTTGACAAGGTAGAAACCTATCTCTCCACAGAGAAGCTCTACCAAGTCACCTATCACATCACACTATAAGGAGGCCTTATGCCAACAGAAAAGAACAAAGTCACCTTTGGTCTGCAAGATGTCCACTGGGCAGAAGTGACCAAGGAAGCTGCCGATGGTGCTCTGACTTATGGCAAAATCGAACACCTAAGAGGAGCTGCGGAATTGACCTTGGAGCCTACAGGTGAGTCAGGCTCATATAAGGCAGATAATATCAACTTTTATAAAACGGAATCCAATGATGGTTATCAGGGAACACTCAAAGTAGCCCTCTTATCTCAAGAGTTTCTGACACGGGTCTTGGGAGAGATTGTGGATACGACCTCAAAGGTCATGACGGAATCCGCAAGCAGCGAGAAGAAGAACTTCGCCCTCATGTTTCGGTTTGAGGGGGACAAGAAGGAAACCCTCCATGTTCTTTATTACTGCTTTGCCAGTCGCCCTAAGTTTGGGTCTAAGACCAAGAGTGGGGCAGATATCAACGAGGTGGAGTTGAATTTCTCAGCTAGCCCAAGACCACTGGATAAAGTGGTGCGTCGTAAAACAACAGAAGACACCCCAGACGAGATTCGCAACAACTGGTTCAAGTCTGTTTATGAACCTGCAGGATAAAAGGAGAAGCCATGAAACAAACCATACAACTGGCTGGTCGAACCATTCATTTGGCGACCAATGCCTATACACCGATTGCCTATAAGGAACAATTTGGCAAGGACTACTTCCAAGACCTCTTTCAGATGTTACAGGGAAAGGCTATTTTAGATAAGGTCTCCAATTTGCAGGAAGGCGAAGAATTGACCGCTAAGGATGTCGATATCTCCGTCCTCTCCGACTTTGATATGACCTTCTTTCATCGACTCTTTTGGACCTTTGCCAAGTCTGCTAACCCTAAGATTAAGGGCTATGAAGCCTACTTTATGGATCTGGAGGAGTTTCCTCTTGAGGATATTGGTCCAGTTCTCATGAACATGCTTAGTCAATCCATGTCAACCAGAAAAAAGTCGATAGCTCGCCAGAAGCGAGCGAGGAGAGCTTTACGGTAGAGTCTTACCTGTCTTGTTGCAAGGAGACTGGTCTATCAATAGACGACCTCAAACACCTCTCTCTTGGCATAGCACTCGACTATCAGACAGACTATGTTCTTCTTCGGACACAGGAACAAAGGACGACAAGGCAAGCGACCCAAGCTGACTTTGATAGCTTTTAGGAGAACTTGAGGAAGGAGGAAAGTCATGGCAGGAAAAATTAAGGGAATCACCATTGAGATTGGTGGCGATACCCAACCCTTACAGAAGGCCTTACGTGGAGTAACCAAGGAATCTCAAGAAGCCTCGAAGGAATTAAAGGCTATTGATAAGGCTCTCAAATTTGATACTGGCAATGTGACTCTTCTGACTCAGAAACAGGAGGTTCTTCAAAAGCAGGTCACAGCAACCAAAGAGAAGCTGGAGATTCTTCGTCAGGCCCAAGCTCAGGTGGAACGCCAATTTCAAAATGGTGAGATTGGGGCAGACCAATACCGTGCCTTTAAGCGAGAGCTTGAGGTCACTCAAAGCGTTCTAAAGACCTATGAGGGTCAACTAGCAAGTGTCACAAAGGCCATGACCAGCCATGGTGATAGCACACAAACAGCTAAGACCAAATTATCAGGGCTTCAGGACGAACAAAAGCAACTGGCATCTGAAAGTGAAAAGCTGGTATCTTCGTTTAAGCTCCAAGAGAGTCAACTGGGAAAGAACGCTAGCGAATCAGAAAAACTGGCCTTAGCTGAGAAGAAGGTTGCTTCTCAATGTGATCTACTGGAACGTCAGATAAAGAACCTAGACCAGCAACTAGATCTTACTAAGCAGGCCTATGGTGAAAACTCTGTCGAAGCTAATAAGCTAGAAAAGACCCTAAATGAGACAAAGACTGCCTATCAAAACCTACAAGGTGAAATGGAGGAGCTGGGGCAATCCAGCCATTCCGCAAAGGATGGATTGAATGAGACCAATGCTTTGTTAAAGGCGGATTTACTTCTTGAGTTCTCCGATCGACTCGGTGAGCTGTCGCAAAAGCTCATTGATTTTGGACAACAAGGTTTAGAGGCCTTTCGTCAGATTGATGAAGGGATGGATATCATTGTCACCAAGACTGGAGCAACAGGTCAGGCACTTGAAGAGATGACAGGCATTGCCTCTACCATTGCGACGACCTTGCCGACTTCCTTTGAAGTCGCTGGACAGGCAGTTGGTGAGGTTAATACTCAATTTGGGCTGATGGGAGATAGCCTTCAGATGACGGCTGAAGACTTGATTAAGTTTTCAGAAATCAACGGATCGGATGTGACACAAAGTACCATTCAGTCCAAGCAGGCTCTTGAAGCCTATGGTTTATCGGTTGATTGGTTGAGTGATGTTTTGGATAGTGTGACCTATGTGGCTCAAGCAACGGGTGTTTCTGTTCAAGATTTGATGACCAAGACCATTGATGGTGCTCCTCAAATTAAGGCATTAGGGCTTGAGTTTGGGGAAGGCGTAACTCTGATTGGTCAGTTTGAGCAAGCAGGGGTTGATTCCTCGGCCGCTCTCTCTTCTTTATCTAAGGCAGCAGTTGCTTATGCTAAGGACGGGAAGACCCTAGAAGAGGGCTTGAGGGGGACCATTGCACAAATCCAGTCGTCAACGAGTGAGACAGAAAGCTTGACCATTGCTTCAGAGATTTTTGGGGCGAAAGCTGCCCCTCGTATGGTGGATGCCATCAAACGAGGGACGTTTAGTTTTGAGAAATTATCTGAAACCGCAAAGAACTCCGCAGGAGTTGTCGGTCAGACCTATGAAGCAACGTTAGATCCGATTGACCGCTTTACAGTCGCTCAAAATTTAGCGCTTGAGGCGATGGCAGAAATTGGCGGTATCATCGCAGAAGTTCTTGCCCCAGTTTTTGAACTTCTAGCAAGTCTCTTACGTGATGTAGTTACTTGGTTTGCAGGTCTATCACCTCCAATCAAAACTGCAGTTGTCGTGATTGGTAGTATTGTTGCCGTTATTGGCACGCTTTTGCCTATTATTCTCGGTGTGGTGGTTGGGGTGCAGACCTTATTGCCTCTTCTATCTGGTTTAGCTGCCAGTTTTGCGCCAATCATTGCCCCGGTTTTGGGAGTCGTCGCAGCAATTATAGCGCTTATCGCCATTTTTGTGACCCTCTGGCAGACCAATGAGGGATTTCGAGATGGTGTCATGTTGGCTTGGCAGGTCATTTCTGACACTATTAGTCAGGTTATCACAGCCATTTCTAGCTTCATAATGACCATTTGGGGGCAGTTGGTGACCTGGTGGCAGGAAAACCAAGCCCTGATTCAAGAGAGTGTCCAAATTGTTTGGGGAGCCATTCAGACCATTATTGAATCGGTCATGACAGTCCTTGGACCGTTTTTAGAAGCCACTTGGTCTAATATCCAACTCATCATCACGACAGCTTGGGAGGTGATGAAGACCTATGTGGAAACAGCCATCACGGTCATTCTTGGCATCATTAAGGCCATCATGCAGGTTATTACTGGTGACTGGTCTGGAGCTTGGGAAACCATTAAGGGTGTATTTGAAACCGTTTGGCTGGCAATCCAGTCTATTGTCCAGACCATCCTTTCAGCTATTTCTCAATACATCTCAACAACCTGGTCAGCTATACAGGCAGGTATGAGTGCGGTGATGTCTATTATTTCAAACCTAGTGTCCAATGCTTGGCAGGGCATATCATTAACCATTAGCGGTATCTTATCAGGTATTGCAGGAACGGTATCTTCTATTTGGGAGGGCATCAAGTCTTCCATTTCCAATGCCATCAATGGGGCAAAAGAAGCAGTATCGTCTGCCATCAATGCCATCAAGAACCTCTTTAACTTCAAATTCCAATGGCCCCATATTCCGCTTCCTCATTTTAGTATTTCAGGTTCCGCAAATCCTCTGGACTGGTTAAAAGGCGGCTTGCCAAGTATCTCTGTGGCTTGGTATGCCAAGGGAGGGATTTTGACTAAGCCAACTGCTTTTGGGATGAATGGGAATCAACTCATGGTTGGTGGCGAAGCAGGTCGTGAGGCCGTCTTGCCACTTAACCGTTCGACCTTGGGTGAGATTGGTCGAGGCATTGCGGAAACTATGGATCAAACACCGATTACTATCTCAGTAAGCATTAGCGATACTGTGGTGCGAGAAGAAGCTGATATTGTCCGCTTGGCAGATGAGGTCGCAAGACGACTTAGCCAAGCCCTCGAACGAGAGAAAGGATTGAGAGGAGGATACGCATGATTAGACACAATGCTTTAACCGTTGACGGAGTTTCAACCAGTAGTTTTCCTTTTAAGGTTCTGGTTGAAGAAGGTCCCACCTATGTAGTTAGTGATTCTAAAACCAAGCTCTTGGAACATGATGGGATTAGTGGAGCGCTGATTCAAAGCAATCGCCAACGAGGCCTGATGAGGTTAGCCTATACCCTATATTTGGTGAAACCCACAGAGGCACAACTGTATCAGTTCCTCAGCCTGTTTTCAAAAGAAGGTTTTTGGCTGGAGCGAGAACAGGTGAAAACCACCAAGCTCTGGTGTTACCGAGTAGAGGCTGTTTCTAGTCAGAAGGATAAACTTGGCGTGATGGTGGTGTCTGTGACCTTTGTTTGTCACCCCACCAAGTATTTCAAGACTGTGGATAGACAGATCTTTACTAGCAATGGGACCTTACGATTACAAGGATCTGCACTTGCTTTTCCCAAGATTACAGTAAGCGGTTCTTCAAGCGGAGAGACACGCTTTACAGTTGGCGACCAGGTTATCGGTTTGTCTCGACTTAATGAGACCTTGATTATGGAAAACAATCCACAACAACCGTCCTTTTTAACCAGTAGGGGACAAGCTGTCCAGTGGTCAGGGGATTTTATCACCCTTGATCCCAGTCAAGGGAATGCGGTTGGCGTTGTTTTGGGAACTGGGATTTCATCCTTGGTGGTTGAAACGGTCTGGGGGTGGGCTTGATGTTATTTCTTTTGGATAAAATGAGTCGAACCAGTAGGTGGAATGGTCTGCCTTTACATGAAGCGAGTTCAGCTGTGGTATCTGAAACCCTAAATGGTGATTTCAAACTGACCATGTCTTATCCTTTGACAGACACCAAGGTCTATCAGTTGCTTGAAACAGACAAGCTTATCAAGTCCCCAGCTCCCTTATTGGGGCAACAACTCTTTCGGATTCGAGAGGTGGTAGAAGGAGATGATGCGGTAGAGGTTGTGGCTTATCATATCACCGATGATATCATGCGACGGTCTATCAAACCGCTCGCTCTTCATCAAGTCGGTTGTCAGATAGCTCTGAGTCAAGTGGTTATCAAAAGTAAATCCTCTCTCGCCCCATTTTCCTTGTCTAGTGATATCGCAAGTCTCCATACCTTTCAAACGGATAAGGCCGAGACCCTCTATTCGGTTTTACTAGATGGCAAGCACTCCATTGTCGGTACTTGGGAAGGGGAGTTGGTTCGGGATAACTTTTCATTAGCCATTAAGGCTAGGCGAGGGGAAGACCGAGGTGTCGTTATTTCAACGCATAAGAATTTGAAGCGATATGAGCGAAAACAAGGGAGTCAATCGGTCATTACTCGGATTCACCTGCGCTCAACTATCAAAGAGGGAGAAGATGACCGTGTTCTGTCTCTAACATTGGATAGCCCTCTTATTAACCACTATCCCTATATCCAAGAAGCAGAGTTTGAGAATAACACCCTCAAGACTCTGGATGAGCTTAGACAATGGGGTGAGGCAAAGTTTAGGCATGAGAACATTGATAAACCGAGAGATGCCATTACTATTGAGGCTTACGAGCTTGATGGGCAAGTGGTTCATTTGGGAGATTGGGTTCGACTGAAAAGCCGTAAGCATCAGATTGATTTGTCTAAACAGGCGATTGGCTATGAGTATAATGCCTTAACTAAGGCATATATCTCATTGACGTTTGACGATAAGGCTTCTGTCGGTGGTTCATCGCTGTCCAGTCCGCTTTCCAGCTTTGCGAAAGAGGTTCTTAGTGCAGCAGATACTGCTCAAGAACTAGCCATCAAGGAAGCCGTTGATAATGCCAATCGAGCCTTTGAAGTTGCTTTTGAACAAGGAAAACAAGAACTGGAAGAAGGTATTGAGCAAGCTAAAGCCAAGGCAGAGGTGGTTCAAGCAGAAGTCCAGCAGGCTATCCAAAAGGTGGACAATCAAGCACAAGACTTATCTCGACAAGTCGTGGCATCAGAGACCAAAACCAATCACCTCCTCCAACAAGTCGGCGTTTCCACTTCACTTGCGACAGCTGCCAAGGAGGCGGCTGATAGCGTTAGGCAGGAATTGGCGAGACAACTGGTGAGTTTGGCAACGAAGGAGAGCGTCTCTGTTTTGAATAGAAGCCTTGATGATGCCAAACGTGACCTTTTGGCTAAGGGGAACCAATTGACTGGTCTTGTGAGGGAAGTGACTCAACTTCAAACGGATGCTGGCGGATTGAGAACAACAGTCACTCAACTGGAGCGTACAAAAGCAGGGTTGAGCCAACAGGTTCAGACCTTGGAACAAGACTTGAGTGGCACGAAACTGAGTCTTAAAAATATCTGGGTGGGTGATCGAAACCTCTTGTCTGATACGGAAAAGATGAGTGACCAAAATCCAAAAAGAAACTCAAGCGGAACGTTATCCACCATGTTTGGTCGAGCGGTAAAGCAGGTGTTTCAGCCTGCCAACAGTACCACTATTATAGAGGGCTACAGGCGTGCGACTACCATTGCTCTTTACGGAGATAAGGAGCTGATAGTCTCATTTTATGCCAAGGCTTCTACTCGTGGTCAAGTTATCAGATGCCAGCTGTTAGATAATCGCAACATCATCAAACTAGCAGAAACTTCCACAGGCCATCAGAGTGAGTCTGGTGATGGACTGGTCACTTTTCCGATAACAGATGGATGGTTGCGCTACTGGATTCGCTACACTTTTAAGCAAGGGTGTTACGATACACCAACCGTGGTGTTAGGCAGTTTGGACAGTAACCCCTCGAATCAGGAGAGGTGGGTGGAGATAAACTCCCCAGCTGTCTATCAGGGGCATCATAACAAGGACTGGTCACCATCCGAGGTGGACATCAAAACGGAGATGGCGACTTACCAACAGACCATTAGTCGAAACTTGGCAGAATTATCGGGTCAAGTTCGAACGGTTGATGGCGGGTTAACCAGTCTTAAGACCAGCTATGACCAGACCAAGGAAGGGATAAAACTTCTTGCGACCAAGGCTGAAATGAGTAGCCTTACCGGACGACTAAGTACCGCAGAAACGAGTATTACCCATCAAGCAGGTTTGATTAGTCAACGTTTGACCAGTAGTCAGGTAGAGAGCTTAGTGAATGGGAAAGGTTATCAAACTAAGGCTCAAGTTGACAGCAATATCACAGGACGAGGTTATCTGACATCGAGTGCTCTTTCTGGTTATGTCCCAACGACTACCTTTGACAATTACAAGCGAGAAACCGCTCAATCGATTGAACGGGGCTTGATTGAGACGAGGAGTCTAATCCCGACCAAGACCAGTTCGGTTAATCTGGTTTTAAATTCTAGGATTAATGAATCCTCCAGCAACTATGGTTTTGGGACAAGGCAGGTCTCTCTGGAAGCAGGAAAGACTTACTATTTTACTGCTCGTGCTAAAAAGACAGGTGGCACGAGCGACAAGAAAACAGCCATCTTCCTCTACACGTCTAACTGGAGCGAGAGCTATCGTTTGGAGTTTACAAGTACGGTTTATGAAACCAAGAGTTTAAAAGTGATGCCTCGTTCAGCAGGTGTCTTTTTGATTTCCTCTTATTGGTTTCCAAGTGGCGGAGACCGCAGTGGCACAGCTGATGTGGACTGGTATCTGGTAGTTGAAAGTGACCTTGAACCCACTTATTGGTCACCGCATCCGAGTGACCTAACACTAGCAGCGGATTTTAATCAAGTGAAAGAGACAGCTCAATTGTACGAGCGAGTTTTGGGGCGAACGGAAGGAGATGTGACGACCAATATGTCTCGCCAAGTCATGACCAGTTCCCTCTTTCAAACAGAGGTCAAAAATCCCCTAACTACTGCGACCACCAAGGTTCAACAATTGGCAGATTCTTGGGCAGTTAAGTATCTGACTAATAGTGGGACAGTACTGAGTCAGCTGAATGTCAATACAGGTGGGGTAAAAATTCAAGGTCGCTTGATTCACTTGAATGGCCAGACGCTGATTGATAATGGGGTGATAAAGAATGCCATGATAGAAAGCCTTCATGGCGGGAAAATTACGGCTGGATCCATCACCTCTATTATTCTTGCGGCAGAGGCCGTTACAGCCGATAAGCTAAAAGTCGATCAGGCTTTCTTCAATAAGCTCATGGCTAACGAAGCTTATTTGAAGCAACTTTTTGCCAAGAACGCCTTTATTACTCAGGTTCAGTCCGTTACCCTCTCAGCCAACAAGGTTTCAGGAGGTATCTTGACTGCCTTAAACAATGCCATGAGTATCAATCTTAATCAAGCTAACATCACCTTTAATAATGATGCGACAGTGACCTTTAACTCAGCTAATAATGCCTTAGTGAGACGAAAAGGCACGCATACCGCTTTTGTTCATTTCAATGATGTCAGCTCTTCCAGCGATGGAGGGGTTGGGAGCCTCTATGCCTCGATTGGAGTGACCTCGTCAGGCGATGGGATAAACTCTGCCTCATCAGGACGTTTTTGTGGGGCGAGGTTCTTCCGTGGGGCTAGAGGAACAGCCCATGCGGCTACCGTTGACCAGGCAGAGGTCTATGGCGACAGCATCATCTTGAAAGATGATTTTTCCCTTGGACGAGGCTTTAAGTTTACACCCACCACTATCGGCAGCATGATCGATATGAACTATCTTGTCGGAGCAGTCAGAGCACTGGCACGGTGCTGGATTCATTGGAATAATATCGGCTGGGACCCCAATAACATGGATATGCGACGAGCCGTTATTAACGAATACAACAATCACATGAAAGATTTATAAGGAGAACGATATGACCGACCAAGACTTGATTCAAGCTCTTCGCTTGACCATTACAGAACTCAGCACCAAGTTGGCAGATGAATTGACGACTAAGCAACTTCTAGCCATTCAATTGGCAGAAAGTCAAGAAGCTAATCAGGCACTCAGTGCACAGATTGCGGAGCTGGAAGCCTTACTTGAAGGGGCAACCCAACCACAGACAGGAGGAAAAACAGATGACTAAAGAAACCATTCAGGATAGTTTTGAGCAGGCTCAGGTCATTGAGCCTTTTGATTTGGCGACAGCCTTATCTTATATGAACACTTATGGGGAGTTCATTCGTTGCATCAAGGGAGACCTTGATTTTTACTTTTATAAGGTCACAGAACAACGCCCCGTTTGGGTAGAAGGCCGACGACAATGGGTATCAATTGAGACCATGAAAACCAGTACCCAGTGGCAAGGAGCAGTCCCACAGTTGGACATTTCGCTTTTGAATGAGAAGTGTTTCTATCTGATGCGTTTTACAGAAAACGGTGAGCCGATTTGGGAACATCCAGATACAGCAGTAGAAGTGAGGTAGGACATGAAAACAGTGATGACAGTGAATCAACTTTTATTTTCCACGATTGGTGGCCTTATTGGTCAGGTTTTTGGCAAGGTTGACGGTGTACTCTTTGCCTTGGTCGTATTTGTGAGCATCGACTACCTGACTGGACTTATGGCGGCTATCGTCGAGAAGAAGCTCTCCAGTCGGATTGGCTTTAGAGGCATCTTTAAGAAGATTGTCCTCTTTTTCTTGGTGGCAGTCGGGCATATCATTGATACTCGCCTAATTCAAACAGGAACTAGTATTCGAACAGCCATCATTTTCTTTTATTTGAGTAATGAGGGTCTATCCATTTTAGAGAATGCGGTACGGATTGGATTGCCTATTCCAAGGCAGTTGAAACTGATTCTGAAACAATTTCAAGAGGAGGAAGAGCAGTGACATTTTTAGAACGCATCAAGGAAGGGTGTTTGGCAGGTTGGCAACATGGGATTTTGCCTTCTGTGTCAGCGGCACAAGCCGTTTTAGAAAGTGGCTGGGGACAGTCAGCGCTTGCCCAATCCCCTAATCATAACCTCTTTGGTATTAAGGCTAGTGGGGATTGGACAGGCAAGGTGGTTCGCCTCCCCACTCAAGAGTTCCGTCAGGGGAAAATGGGAATAGAAGTCGCTAGCTTTCGGAAATATGATTCTTGGGAGGCATCCATTATAGACCATGCGGTCTTTTTCTCCTCAACCGACTGGCGACGCAGGAACTATGCGGCAGTTATTGGAGAAAAATCCTATCGCAAGGCTTGTTTGGCTTTACAAGCCGCAGGTTATGCGACAGACCCCAACTATGCAGTAAAGCTCATTGCTTTGATTCAAGAACACCAACTTTATGAATGGGATAAATCCCTCCAACAAGAGACAGTAAAAGGAGAACAGAAGATGGGTAAACATTTAGTGATTTGTGGGCATGGCAAAGGTCCAAGCGGTTATGATCCAGGGGCGGTTAATCGCTCATTAGGGATTACAGAAGCGGATAAGGTTCGTGAGTTCGCTCAGTTGATGGCGGTCTATTCAGGTAATCAGATTGACTATATCACAGACCAGAATGTCTATGATTATCGTAGTCTAGGTAGTATTGGTAAGGGTTATGACTCCATTACAGAGCTTCATTTCAATGCCTTTAATGGTCAGGCTCGTGGGACGGAGATTTTGATTTATGCAGGCTATCAACCAGATAGTCTGGACCAGAAACTTTTAGCAGCTCTTTCTAGTCGCTTCACTAACCGAGGCATTAAGAAGGTGGAATGGCTTTATAATGCCAACGTTGCCGCTAGCAAAGGCTACAACTACCGCTTGGTAGAGATTGCTTTTATCGATAACCATGCGGACATGGCCATTTACGAGGCACACAAGCGGGTTCTGGCCAAGGAGTTCGTACAGGCTATCACGGGTCAGGTGTCTGCCTTTCCCAGTACTGCCAGTTCAGCTTCCCAGTCTAGTTTTCGCTATCACCTTGGGGATAGCGTTCGGGTGGAGAAGCATGCGACGCATTATCAGACGGGTCATCCCATCAAATCCTTTGTGAAGGGGAAGAGCTATAGGATTATTCGGGTCAAAGAAGTCAACCAATCCAATAGCAAGTACGCTTACCTGTTAGAAGGTATCAATTCTTGGGTCTTAGAGCAGGACTTGGCTCCTTCAACTCTTGGCCATAGTGAACAGACCTATACCGTTCAAAAAGGGGACACTTTATCAAGCATTGCCAAGCGTTTTAAGACCACCTATCAAGAACTCGCTCGCATCAACAGCATTCCTGACCCTAACCGTATCAAGGTAGGGCAGGTCTTGAAGTTGGTTTAATCGCACCTTATTTTTGACATAAAGATGCCGTTTGAATAGCTCAAAAACGGCATCTTTTTACTTATATTTAAGCCCTTATGACTTGATAAATAAAGGCTTTAGAGTGATATATAGTGGTAGGAGGAAAACAGATGACGGTTCGAAAAATTGAATCTAAAACAAGGAAACCGAAGCGATTAAGGGTTTGTGCTTATATTCGAGTATCGAGTATGGAAGAAGAACAGCTGGCGTCGTTTGAGAACCAAATTGCCTACTATCACAATCACTACAAGGATAGAAGCGATGTCGATTTTATTGGTGTGTTTATGGATAGGGGGATTTCAGGTAAGAAAACAGCTCGACCAGAATTTCAACGGATGTTGGAGCTTTGTCGGCAAGGTCGGATTGACGGTATTCATACCAAGTCCATCAGTCGATTTGCACGAAATACGGAAACCATTCTGAGTGTCAGCCGTGAGTTGAAACTCTTGGGAGTAGACATCTTCTTCGAAGAGCAAAACATCCATACCCTCTCTTCAGAAGGAGAGGTCATGTTAACAGTGTTAGCCTCCTATGCGGAGGAGGAGTTAACCAGCCACAGTTTTAACGTGAGATGGGGCTATCAGAGGAAGTTCCAACGAGGTGAATTCCATATAAACGCCAAGCGGTTCTTGGGCTATGATGTCGTAGATGGGCAGTTGGTTATCAACCAAGAAGAAGCTGAGATTGTCAGGGGTATTTTTGAAGCTTATATTTCAGGCAAAGGGGCAAATCGTATTGCCAAAGAGCTGAATGCGAATCAGGTGCCGACGGTAACCAATCGTCAGTGGCACGAAAGCACCATCCGAAATGTATTAAGTAACGAAAAGTATAAAGGGGATTGGCACTTTCAAAAATTCTATACCCCATCACTTGGTCACCAAACGCAACTGAATCAAGGACATGTGGATAGCTATTATATGGAGGACCACCACCCAGCTATTGTTTCCAAAGAATTGTGGCAACAAGCCCAGGAGTGCCGACAGAGGCGAAATGGGACAACAAACCCAGCGGTTTATGCCAAACGCTATCCCTATACAGGAAAGCTCTTCTGCCCTTACTGTAAGAAAAGCCTACGCCGACAGCTTCCCTATCGCACCCCCACTTGGATGTGTGCGACTTATCTTAAACAGGGGAAGTCAACCTGCGAAGGTATAAAAATCAAAGAGTCCTTATTGGATAGTTGGAAACTGGACTTAACAAAACAATACACCATCAAAAAGAAGGAGAACGACCGTGGCAAAGCAGATTACACTTATACCTGCCAAGAAGGTGCAGGTGGAGACAACACACCAACTCGCCCCCAAGTTGAGGGTAGCTGCCTACTGTCGAGTGTCCACCGACCAAGACGAACAGCTATCAAGTTATGAGAACCAGGTGCGACATTACCAAGATTATATCGCCCAGCATGACGATTATGACTTGGTAGACATTTATACCGACGAGGGGATTTCAGGAAACAATACTAAGAAGCGTGAGGGGTTCAACCGCATGATAGCCGACTGTAGGGAAGGTAAAATTGACCGCATCCTAGTCAAGTCTATTTCTCGATTTGCGAGAAACACCTTGGACTGTATCAAGTATGTCCGTGAACTCAAGGAGCTTGGGATTGGGGTGACTTTTGAAAAGGAGAACATCGATAGCTTGGATGCCAAGGGCGAAGTGCTTCTTACCATTTTGTCCTCCTTAGCACAGGATGAGTCACGCTCCATTTCAGAGAATGCGACTTGGGGTATTCGAAAACGGTTCGAGCGAGGAGAAGTACAAGTCAATGCGACCAAGTTCATGGGTTACGACAAGGATGAAGAGGGTAAGCTCATCATCAACCCAGAACAAGCCCAGGTGGTAAAAGACATTTATGACATGTACCTTGACGGGTATAGTCCAGAATTTATAGCAAGGTATTTCAACAAGGAAGGCGTTAAGGGGTGGTCAGGCAAGGCAAACTGGTGTCCAGGAGCAATCCTCAAAATGCTTCAGAATGAGAAGTACAAGGGGGACGCCTTACTACAAAAGACCTTCACAGTTGATTTTTTGACAAAGAAACGAGTTCAAAATGATGGTCAAGTCAACCAATACTATGTGGAAGATAGCCATGAGGGTATTATTGATGAGGAGAATTGGGAGACAGTTCAATTAGAAATCGCCAGGCGTAAAACCTACCGAGAAGAACATCAGCTCAAGTCCTATATCATGCAGAGTGAGGACAACCCATTTACCACCAAGGTGTTCTGCGGAGCCTGCGGGTCAGCCTTTGGACGAAAGAATTGGGCAACCAGCCGAGGCAAACGTAAGGTGTGGCAATGTAACAACCGCTATCGCATCAAGGGAGTGGAAGGGTGTTACAGTAGCCATTTGGATGAGGCGACACTCGAGCAGATTTTCCTAAAGGCATTAGAGCTACTGAGCGAGAACATTGATTTGCTTGATGGCAAGTGGGAGAAAATCTTGGCAGAGAATCGACTGCTTGACAAGCACTACAGCATGGCATTGAGTGACCTGCTTAGGCAGGAGCAGACAGACTTCAACCCCTCAGATATGTGCCGAGTGCTAGACCATATCACGATAGGACTTGATGGCGAAATAACCGTTTGTTTCCTGGAAGGAACTGAGGTAGATTTATAGAGTAGATGAAAGGCTGTGACGACAGTGGGATGCCATTGTGGTTACAGCCTTTTTTGCGTTTTTGTGGTAAAATATGAAATAGAAGAATATCAAAAGATTTTACTTTTTTATAGGGTTAGGATTTAATAATAATAATGATGAGGTAAGTAGATGTTACACTATTTTTTTCAAGATGAATCATTTCATGATTTAAAGGTTACATTGAAAAGAGGTGAGCTAAACTTTGAACAGCTTAGTGCTTCTCCGTATTTTATTAATGTATTTCTGGGTTTCTCTAGTGAAACATACACTTATGTAAAAGAATCGTACTTAACATGGGAAAATGACAATAAGAGGTTCCTAGGGATAAGTAACCAAATTGAATTTAAAGGGGACTCTATTAAAGCTAAAAATTTTGAATTTGGAATTGCCTCTATGGATTTGAGGTATATAAACTTTTACAATTATTTGTTCAACCTTTTAATGGAGCATGATATACATCTCCAAATATCTACAACCAACAAATTAGAATTTCTTTTATCCAATACTTTTAAGCAAATCTTTTCAAGAATCAGAGATTCCTATGGAAATGATTTCCTATATAAGTTTAAATACTCTTTAATAAAAATTATTGATCGTCATCGAACAGGTAAGTTAATTGAACTATTTTTTGTTGAGGATGTAGATAGCAGTGCCATAGTTTCTGAGATAGATGCAATATTAGATAAAATCATTAGAGAGGAAGGGGATCTTCCTCATTTATCTCATGAGGTAAAGACTGCAAAATTTTTCAAGGAAATTCTAGGGGAATCCTCTTTTGTAGTTACTAGTTATAATAGTTACAATTGGGATTATAATTGGTCTTTTGATGGTCTTGATAATCTATTATCAGAACTTCGTTTATTAGATAAAAATATTGTATTAATTTTAGATGGGAAAAGTAGCAGAACGGATGGTATGTATACTGTAGCAAGAGAGAGGTTTTGCTTTTCTGAAATACATAGAGAAGAATCGGAACATCATGTTGGGATTAGGATAGCTGACTTTCTATCAAATTTTATTGGAAGAATAATAAGAAATCTTGATTTAGATATTAGTACAGCTAGTATTTTAAACTTGACCTATATTGATGAAAAGTGGTTTGATGTAAGAAAAGAAGGATTTGAATGCTATAAAAAAATTGGTGGTTTGCTGAGAAAATACCAGTCTGTATATTGGACTACTCAAGTTGGCATCTATTTTGATACTGCAATTTTATTTTATAAATTTATAGATTATTTCTGTAGTTTCAATAATTATGAAGCATATCGTTCTATTTCTAATAAAGAGCATACAGAAAAACTAAATGAGATAGTTTTGTATGCTATATCGAGTCGCTTTAATTAACAAATTTTGGCATAGAGTGGTATGATGAAAAATGTACTTTAATTGCTTCAATAAATAAATTCCGTTCCACAGTATAATCTTAAAATCACTTTAAGCCCCTTTCGTCTATTAGTATAGAAGAAAGCTCTCAGCACATTGCGAAGTTGTCGGACTGTTAGAGAAATCCGCAGATTGATAGCCCCTTGTGCCTTTGTATTTTAAGGCACAAGGCTAAAACAGTCCACTGGACTATTTTACTCCCACAGACGCATCACGTTGAGGTAGTTGGTTTGCTGGTGAAAGCCTAGAAACCCTTGAATGAAAGGGTTAGTGAAAAGCCTTGATTGCAAGGATTGAACTTTGGGGTTGGGAAGTATCAGAGTGAGTAATTTTTTGGAGTGAGTAGAAGTGATAGCAAGAAATTATCAAAATCTATTTCCATTAACCCTGTGGGTATGTGTTTGTTTCCATTGACAAGGAGTTTGTGGGAATAGAAACGTCCCCACCTTGTTGTTTGAATCAAGTGAAGTGTAGTTGAAGGAAATCTGTTGAAAGCAATACTGCATTTTACCGAATAAGTAATAATTTAGGCAACTTCAAATCGTTTTAAAAAAAAAAAACTATTTTAAAGGTCAAGAGTAGACAAAAATTGTCCACTCTTTTTTGTAAACTCAATTTATCAATAAATGAAATGAGGGAATGTAAAATGAAATATTTTGAGGTTGAGTTAGAAAATCCTGATGAATTTTTAAAACTACAAACAGAAGATTTTGTGAAAGCTCATCGCTGGCTACTTATGAAGGAGGGTGAAACATATTATCTAATTACGCAAGATGATTACAGTAAGAGAGAAATGATTGAAAAATTTAGAAGTGTTTTTGAGAAAAAGGTTTATCTAGATAAGTTTGATAAGTTGACGGAAACTGATTTTTTAAAAAAGCTCGAGAAAAGTCATCGTGCTGACCTGATCAAATTTTTACTCAATAGTCGTAATGATACACAGTATTCAATGATGATACCTAACGCTGAAAAGTTAGAGGAATTAAATAGTATTATTGGTTTAACAGATTTTAAAAATGCAATAAAAGAACTCGTCGCCTATGTATCATTCCAAGATAAAATAAATAGTCTCGAGAAGCAAAGGCATTTTTATATTTTTACAGGTGAACAAGGTTCAGGGCGAAAATTTGCCATCCAATTCTTGGAATCTTTATTTGGCTTGCGAGCAGTTGTCGCGAACTGTAAAGAGTTTTTCCTTCCTAAAATAACAACTGAAGATTTTCCTGTGGTTTACGATTATTTCTCGGCAAGAGCAAGGCCAAAAATCGAATTTTTTGAAAGTCTTCGTCAACATGAAGGGCACACATTAGCTATTTTTATGACTAATAATTTTGAGGAGGCGAAGTCAATTGAAAAAGAGCTGTCAGAAACAGCCTATAGGATTTCAATTGTCCCTTTCCCAGATTACCAGCAAGAAGAGCTAGCATCTATTGGTAGGATGATGCTAGCAAAGAAAATGATTCGCGTTAACGATGATGATTTTAGAAATGTGATATCCAAAAAGTCGAGTATAAACAATGCAAGAGATATTCGACAATTAGTTCAAGAGATTATTGAGTTCGCTGTCCAAAGTGGGTTTGATCCCTCTGATGATAAGGAGATGCATTTAGAAAACTTTTTAATCACTCCTGAAAGTCAGATTGGACTCAAGAAGACGCCAGAAGATACTTTGCGAGAATTGATAGGATTGAAAGCAGTCAAAAATTTATTGTCTCAGCAAATAGCTTTCAATAAAGTCAACTATCTTAGAAAACAGCATGGAGTTATTAACGAAACTAGTAACCATCATCTTGTTTTTTCTGGAAATCCTGGTACAGGAAAGACAGAAGTTGCAAGACTTTATACAAAGATTTTGTATAATAACAAGATCATTCAAGAAGATAAATTGGTTGAAGTAGGCCGTGCGGATCTAATTGGAGAGTATATTGGTAGTACTGCTCCCAAAGTTAAAAACGTATTTGATAAAGCTAAAGGTGGTGTTCTTTTTATTGATGAAGCCTACAGTTTAATTCCTAGGCACGAAAAAGATTATGGACATGAAGCTATTGCGACAATTATTCAGGAGATGGAAAATCGGAGAGATGAGGTCTTAGTTATTTTTGCGGGCTACGAGGATTTGATGAAGGAGTTTCTTGATATAAACCCAGGTCTATCTTCTAGGGTTTCTCAGGAAATCATATTCGAAGACTACTCTTCTGACGAACTCTTTGCTATCTTCGAACTAATGATTTCGAGAAAACAATATCATTTGACGGATGACTGTAAGAACAAACTCTGCCATCACTTTTCAGAGCTAAAACCCGATAGTCATTTTGGGAATGCTCGCTATGTCCGAAAACTTGTTGACCATATTATTGTTTGCCAGGCGCAGAGGGTTATCAATATGGAGGATAGTCATTTATCAAATCTAGAGATTTTGAGTCTAGTGACACTAGAGGATATTGTGAATGCTCTGGAAAGTTTTGAAACAAATAGTCAAATCTCAATTCCAGTAATTGGATTTGGTAGATACTGAAATGATATTTTTAACGGAACTATCAATCTAGAAAAGGTGGAATGCTTGAATATAAACTGTTAGAGATGTTATAATTTTTTTAGAATTGAGGTAAATATGAACGATCAAGAACGCTTACTAACGATTTTTCTACGTTTGCAATCAGGTGCTCATCTTTCTAAGTTACAGTTAGCCGATGAGTTTGGAGTTAGTGAAAAAACAATACAGAGAGATTTCTCTCTTTTAGGGAACTTCTTGGAATCGCAGCCAATAGTTGCAGCGGAACTTGTCTATGATGCAAAATATCATACCCGTTATCTAAAAGGCAAATCCTTATTTAATAAAAAGGATATTTTGGTTATATCAAAGATTTTGTTAGAGAACCGTTCTTTGAACAAAGACGAAAATAAGTCTCTGATCGATAGTTTGTTGGTTTTAACCTCTAAAGAGGAACAAAAAGAGGTTTATCAAATTATTGCGAGTGAGTTACTACATTATGCACCATTGTCTGATACTCAAAATCGGATTGATAAAATTTGGGAATGGTCGGAAATGATACGTAAAGAGTTGGTTCTAGATATTCGGTATCAGTCACCTTATAATACCGAAAAACAACATACGATTCTTCCTGTATCCTTATACTATGATGTACATTACTTTTATGTTGTAGCATATAATTTGGCTTTCGAGTCATATATGACCTTAAAACTAGATAGAATTATAGATTGGAAAGTATCAAAAGAAAAGAAACCGCAGATATCTTATGGGAGGAAGTTTCGTGATGGCGAAGTACGGAACAAACGTGTTGATCCATTTATGGGACGAGAGTTGACGATTAGAGTTCTATTTTCTTTTGATCCTACCATTGTAACGGATCAATTTCCAACAGCCAGGATCATTGAACATACTCCCAACGGAGTTATCGTTGAATTTATTAGTCAAGACACTCCAGGGTTGAAACGCTGGCTGCTAAGTCAAGCAGATGCTTTGACAGTGCTTTCACCTGCTATTTTAGTGGACGACATGAAGAATTTTCTCAAAAAAATGCAACAAAATTATGACAAATAGAAATAGGTGGACAAATATTGTCTACGGAATCTTTTATAATAAACTTATCAAGAAAAAAGAGGTATGAAAGATGAAACTACTTAACAAGAATCAGACGTTTGAGAATTTTTTCGGTCAATGATGGAAATGCTTGGTCTATTGCTGCATTAAAAGCTGTTGTCAAGGACAAAAAACGCTACAATCCAGTCTATATTTACGGCGAAGAGGGAGTTGGGAAATCTCATTTGCTAAATGCTACAAACAATGCACTGCTATCTGAACAAAATCAGGTAATTTTGTTATCAGCAGAAAATTTAACCTATCATTTGGTAGAAAATCTTACATATTCCGAATTTGACCATATCTTAATTGATGATTTGAATCAAATGCCTAAAGATGATGTTCTTGAAGAACAGCTAGCAAAGCTGATCGAAGCAAACAAGAAACAGTTTATTATTTCTTCAACTGTTGCCCCAAATAGCCTGGAAGTTTCTAGCAAATTACAGGAACGGTTACAATGGGGATCAACAACAAGTATCGTTTCAAAAAATCAATGATATGTAAATCAAAATGTTCTCAATTGAAAGGAGACTATTAACATGCAAGAATGGATTGTTGTTGATCAGTTTGGTAATATGATTGCACAAGGGTTCTATGATAAACAATCAGCTGAATTTTATGCAAAAAATATTCCAAATGCTAGTGTTGAAAAGAAAAGATAGTGGTCATAAAGTAGATGTTTAGGAGGGATGAATATGGACAAGCAGACTATAATCTATTGTTATCGAATGACGCATGATTATGGTATTAATCCTTGCGTTTTTACGGAAAAGTATGAGGCAACACCTGAGTTGTTGACTGAAGGAGGTTGTATGTTACAACTACGTAGAAATTTGAGAAAAAATTGGGCAGATAGAATAAATTATGGAGAAGTGGATGCTTATGTTATGGCAGTTGCAGGGCATTCACATGATGGTGGTAAATGGAGAGATGAACAAGGTTTATTTATTTCTCCAAAGTACAATCATTTAGTATTTGTTGCAAAAATATCTAAAGTTGATTCAATAAGGAATTATTTAAAATCAGACAGTTCAATCAATCGTCGGGATGCCTACACTTATAATTATTGTATCGATCATGAATGGTGGAATCCAAAAACTATGAATGATCCGATTATCATTTCGGAAAGATTTAAGTATTTTGGTAAGTCACCTTTAGAGTTGCCAAAAAACATTTTAGACTTTTTTCCAATGGGAAGTCGATCAAGGTTAGCAGGTAAACCATTTCCAAGGTGGAATACAAAAAATGGTTTTTATAATTCTAATGAAAGACCAGAAGATACAAAAGAACTTATGAATTACATCACAGAATTGTTGGGAGAAAAAAATGAAGTTGTAGATTTACCCTATCATCCGATGTATATAAAAGGAGAGAACTAAATGAAAGTTATCTTATCACGAAAGGGATTTGACAGTAAGGCAGGTGGCGTGCCTAATCCAATTTTACCCGATGGTACTCTTTTGTCTTTTCCAATTCCTGCAAAAATCGATCAACTAACGTATCAAGATTTACAATATGAAGGGGTAGCATATTCAGATATCTTAACACAGTTAAAGCCAAAAGATTTAAAAATAAGAGATTGGAATTGCCATCTGGATCCAGATATTAGACCAGAAGCACATCTAAATTTACCTCAAGATTGGATTGCAGGATTTGGACAAATTAATCAATCTCAGAGCTATCTAAGGAATCAAAATGTTGGAATTGGAGATCTTTTTCTCTTTTTCGGGTGGTTTAAACAAACGGAAGGCAATCCATGTGAAGGCACATTGCGATATGTAAAAGGTGCCCCAGATCTACACATTTTGTATGGTTATTTGCAAGTTGGTGAACTTATCTCGGAACAAGATACGTTACAAAAAAAATATCAATGGCATCCACATGCTCATCCTGAACGTGCTAAGCAAAAGACAAATATGTTGTATTTACCAACTAAGGAATTATCTTTTGACAATTCTCGTAGTGGGTCCGGAGTATTCACATTCACTGAAAAAAGAATTCTTACGAAAGAAGGTTGTTCCAAAGCTATTTGGAATGAAGTAGAAGCTTTGCTTCCAACTAATATCAGTAAACGGGTTAAAAATTCAGCTAAGAAGGAAGGGATATATTACGCAGGACAATGGCAGGAGTTGGTCCTAAAAGAGAATGAGATTTCTGAAAACTGGGCTAAGAGTATATTTTTAACGTGACTAGGCAATTAATAAGGCTTTTGTTTTTGAATTGAAGGATTTTGAGGAACTATCTGACTTTCGTAAAAACGACAATAAATAGTAAGGAACGAAGATAAAAATTATTGGTGGGAGTACAACTATTGTATTCCTGCCATTTTCATATTTTTGCAAGGGATTTCATGTTATAATATATTGTAGGAGGTAACTCTATGAACGATAAAGTTACAAAAGTCAGACCAGCCTATCCTTTAGGAGAAGAGCCTAATCTATGTATTCCTGAAAAATATAATGCCTACCATAGATTCCTACTGGGACGCTTAGGAACTAATCCACTCGTGGCTATATGTATGAATCCCTCAGCAGCTAATGAGGACTATAGCGATCGTACAATCAACCGAATTATAAATGCTAGTAAAAAATTAGGATGTGATGGCTGGGTTGTCGCCAATGTTTACCCAGAGCGAGCTACCAATGCAGCTGATTTAGATGAATTTAATTCTGAGCTTGTAGATGAAAACGTGCGTATCATAATGGATTTTTTAATTCAGAATAAAATAACTGAAGTATGGGGAGCCTGGGGGAATCTAGTTCACCCTTCCTTAGTACAAGGTAGAGATACACTACTATCGTTTTTCAAAGAAAGTGGTATTAGAGTTTACTCATTCGCGCCATTAACTAAGTGGGGACAACCTGTTCATCCGTTGAATCGGAGTGTTAAACAAAATATTTCAGAAAATGGAAAAATATATTTAACAATTTAGGTAAGTGATATGGAATTAACAGTTAGTACGAGAGATAGATTAGTCCAACTTTTGACATCGGAATATAGCGTACCTGATGAATTGGTAGACTGTGTCAAGGTTGCTATTAAGCAGTATTCTACAAAAAATTATACAGATGATGCAATAGATAGAATGGTGAGAACTCCTCAAAGCCTTTCTAAGGGACTAGCATTACTTAGAGAAAGAAATGGGAAAAATGATTTAAGTTTGTTTCGTGGAATTATTTCTGAATGGTTAGTTTGTGCTGAGTACAATGCCTTAAAGAATAAGGGAGCTGTAGTTATGACCATAACTAACCCTGACCCATCTTCGAAAGCAGATTTACTTCACATAGTTGATACTGGGGAGGGGTATAAAGCCGTTCCTGGTCCAGATATCAAGAGTGGTGGAAGTACATACGTCTTTAACCAGTGGAAAAAGATTGTAAAATATCGCTATGAAATACCGATGGTAGACATCGATGGCATATTAACTACAGAGGAAGGGATAAAACAATTAACTCAGAAACAACGTGAAGAATTTGAAGAGTTAAGTGCCTTATATCCAAACAAGCGACCACTTGATATTGCTTTTGAAAAGGCAGATATCAATAGAGTTGTTGCGGATTATTTGAAGTATGTTGAGTTTAATATACTACCAAGTACCGTGTCAGAACTGTCAATAAAAGATGCAAGTGTATCTAGAATAAAAGAGAAGCTCTATAGTGGTGAAGTTTTAAATGGTCAGTCTTATGATTGGAATGTGTATTCTAGTGAAAGCAAAGAAATTCTTCAACCGATTACAGAAGAAATCAAGCTGAACAATCAAGGCAGAAATGTTGGAAGTAATGACACAATGTCAGGTATAGATTCCAAATCTTATCAAAAGCAGACTATTGAGCATAGGCTGGAGGGAGATATTGGTCCTGATTCTGTAGTAGACAAAGGTATGAAATTTGCAAGAGGTTTAGGTGGGCAGATAATAAAAGGTGGATTAAGTATTCTAAAATTTATTGGTGAACATAAAGAGGAAGTGCTCGCTACGGCTGGCGTAATTGCGAGTGTAGTTGCTATGAATATTAGTGACAGAGAAACGCGTTCAAAAGCGAATTTTAGTGGTCAAGCAGACTGTGAAGATGATTCTGTTAGCGATACGACTTCGACATTCGATAATAGAAATAATAACGTGGAAATATCAGTCTCTGAAAATAATAACACTCATAACTACCCAAAACAAAGAAAAGATCCAGCAGCTCATGCCTATCGGAGAAATGGTGTAGTTGTTGGAGCTAGGGGGGGAACTGCAGAAGAAAGAGCAGCAATTAGAAAAGAGCACGGACTAGAATAGTAATGGGAGTTGTTGTACCCTTCATGGACTTTTACTGGTTCTTAATGATAAACAGGAGCGGTCAATTGAACTGCTCCTATTTTTGTGTTAAATATGTAGTTGTTTTCTTGTAAGAATAGCGGTAGATTAGCGGATTCTCATCTATGATATTTATCTCAAATAGGAAGAAATGATCACGGTTATCTCTAGCCTTTTCCTTATTGAGGACAAAGTAATTCTTACGTGAAGTCGCCATTGTTTTGAGGATATCATCGGTCAGGAAGGTCAATGGAATATTCATGTTAGAGTAGTGGTAGAAGTCACGTTCAAAATCTTGGTAGCTCTCGCTGTAATAGTACATTTGCAGGTGATTACGCTGAAACTCAAGCTGATTCATAAAGCACCTCCTCAACAAGTTCAATACTCAAAATATCTTTCAATTTCAAATTGATGTGACCTGTTGTAGTTTTTATCAAAATGAAATCCTTATTCAGACTTGGTATTGTTCTAACGATAAGTTTACTACGTTCAATATTTCTGGAACCTTCAGTTAGGACGGTTCCTTTTTGTATGACTAAAAAACCAAACTGTTCTCGGACAACATCAATAGCTGTCTGAAGTCTGTTTTCTTTTTCAATTTGCTCTACATCATCAAAGAGTGATAGAAGAGTATAGCTTTCATCTACAAAACCACTATAAGACACACCAATTTGTCTCACTGCACCAGAGGTGTATTTCTTTCGGAATAATTCAAGTACATGACTCACCATTGTTTTGGGGAGATTTGCGGGTTCAATTTTTTTCTGAGCATTTATAGATTTTTTCATCTCAGTCCTAGAATAGCCAATATGAATAGAAACAACAGTAGTCGATACTAGGGCTACTGTTCCGTTCCACAGTATAATCCTGAAATCACTTTCACTTCCTTTCGTTCATTAGTATAGAAGAAAGCTCTCATCACATGTGGAGCGCGTAGCTCTGCTCGTGAAAGCATAGAAACCTTGGAACGAAAGCATCTTAAAAAGCCTTGGAGACAAGGCTTTTTGTAGTATGGGGGGAAGTATCAGAGTGAGTAATTTTTTGGAGTGAGTAGAAGTGATAGCAAGAAATTATCAAAAATCTATTTCCATTTACCCTGTGGGTACGTGTTTGTTTCCATTGACAAGGAGTTTGCGGGAATAGAAACGTACCCACCTTCAATATCGCTTAAATGGTGTTTGGAAGTGTGAGTTCTGAAATTGACACTATTTTATTATCATGCACGAGCCTTTATTGAAGGAAAAATATATTCGTATTATTTTAATTAAGAAAAGGAGAAAAATATTTCTACTCTTCTATTATCAAGAACTTCATTACTTTAAGTATTCGCATGTTCCAATTAATTGAGATAAGCGGATTCATTTTATGATATAATGATGGTGGGTATTACCAATTATTCTGTGAGATTTCATTTGGGCTGAATACAGTTTATTAAAAGTGTAAAAACTGATTAAAAGACAATGTGTCGGCTATGCCAGGTAATCGGTCAATGACTAAGCCTTGTTAAGGGGGCAAGTCGTAATATTAGAAACGAGGGCAAAAGAATTTGACTTGGAATTCTTAAGTGTGTCCTCTGAAATTAGTGGAGAGACTAAGCCGCCATAAGAATGACCTGAGTTAGCGAAGTCCCTTGAATAGTAGGAAATTATAGGGTATTTAAATGGAGAAAAATTTATGACACGAACAACAGTTGAATTTATAGCTTGCCCTGTATGTAAACATCAAAGCGGCTTTACTACTTATCAAAGTATTAATGCTACCCTCGAACCAAAGTTGAAGCAGCAACTCATTGACAGAGAACTGTTCAAGTTTTATTGTTTGAATTGTGGTGAACAAAGAGTTGTTTGTTATGAGACTTTGTATCATGACATGGAGAATCGGCTCATGCTTTACTACATTCCTGCTGTGGTTAATAGAGAGCAGGAAGTGGCTAGGATTGAGGAGATGTTCAGCCAAATAAAGCAGGTTGAAGGAGATAGGTACTTTAACTCTCTTGATTCCTACAACTTCCGTATTGTTTCTGATATGGAGTCTTTCATTGAGAAGGTGCAGATATTTGATGCGGGGTATGATGATAGGGTTGTTGAGTTGATGAAGTTTGTCCTTGCTCCCAAGGAAGAAGAGGATATTCAGTTCAGCTATGACCACATGGTATTTACCAAGGTAGGTGATGATAACTATCAGTTTATGTTCATCGATGAAAAGCGTGCAGTCGCTTCACTCAAATTTTCAAAGGAAATGTATGAACATTTTGAGTTGGAGTATGCCCCTATTCTTGATGACCAATACTTTGTGGACGAGGCCTGGGCTTATAGGACAGTTGCCAAGACATGATTTAATATGATTTTAAGGAGCTATGAATGGCTAAAAGTGATGATGATTTGGGTTTGGTAGCACTATTAGGTATTGGTGCACTTGCCATAGGTGCTATTGGCTTATCACTAAAACATGATAGGGATTTGGCTGAAGAGAGAGCTAGACGAAGAGCTATGCCTATTAACTGGCCAGATGGATTATCTCAAGAGGTATTTGAAACAATTTGTCGTAAGGCTGCAAAGTCAATTAGACGGTTAAAAATCACTTCCATTGATGGTTTAGATGTATCATGTGAGGTAAAAACTAGTAGCGGTATTTCAACTTGGTCTTTTTCTGCTGATTTCTATGATTATGGTAATCTGAGTGGAAGATGGTTTAAGAGTCATATAGAAAATAGTGACTCTACAATTCCTGGTGTATTTTTAAATAAAGTTTCAGAAGGTATAAAGGATATTTTATATCAGTTTAAGGCCTTTTCCCCGTTATCATCCGAGGAAATTCTCAGATCTAATGTTGACTATATAGATAACTTATTTAGTAATGCTGGTTTTACAAATGTTTCCAGAGTTCCTTGTGAGAAGAGAATATGGAGTATGTTTACTGCTAAAGGTACTGTTTGCTTTATCAAAGTAGATGGGTATTCAAATTTTAGTAAGAACCAACTTTTTGAAAGTGACTGTTTAGTTGAGATTGGATATTTTTACAAATAGTATTATATAGCTCTAATACGGAAGGAGGGATATTTTATGTCAGTCAATCAAGTTATTTTAGAAATTCCGTTAGATATTCAGATGGGGTTGAGTTCTGGAATCTATAAACGATACGGATCAGTAATTAGAGATGCTTCTGGGCATATTGTTAAACACTTAAAAGAGGTTAAAGTATCTGAGCCTGCACAGCAAATAGCTAAAAACCTTACTAAAAATAAATATGTATTGGTAGGTGCTATTGGAGCTGGTGTCGTTACAGTTGGTAGTGTGGGATATTATATTTGGGCATCGAACAAATACAAACGAGTTGTAAAAAAACTTTTAGAAAAGCTTGTTCGCTTCATCAAATTGGCACAGGAAGGTGAGCTAAATGAAGACTATGTAGATGAATTTATAAAATTTTTACAGGTTAATCAGAAGGAACTTCTTGCCTTAAAACTTGATTCTACTGTCGATGAACTATTTGAACTAGTTTACAATTATACAGTTAATTTTGCCGAGGCAAATGACTTTGATATATCTACGATTAGTAAAGTAGGTGAAAATAATAAAGTTATTAATCTCATGGAGTATTTAAACTTGCAAAAAAATATTTATGAGTCATCTGCTGCATAGGTTTTTTATAATTGACATTTAACATACAATCACTATAATTATGAAACGTTTAAAACTATTATTATTTTTTATCTTCACTCTCATTTTCAGTAGTAGTTTGGTTAAAGCTAACCAAAATATCGACTATCAGAGCTTGAATTTATTACCTTTTAACGGTAGCAAGCAGATTGTTCTTGGAGAGTTTGACCATTTAGGTAGAGCAACTTCGGCACATATCCAGCTTCAAGACAAAGATGAACCTAAAAAACGCAGAGAGCCGAGGATTAAGTACAATCCAGTTGGTTGGCATAACTACAAGATGAGTTATGGTAACCAAGGAAAAAAATCATGGTTATTTAATAGGGGTCATCTTATTGGTTATCAATTTAGTGGTCTTACGGATGAAGGAAAAAACCTTGTTCCTTTAACAGCATGGACTAATAGTGGTAACTATAAGGGGATGGACGATAGTAATATTGAGGGAATGCTCTATTATGAGAATCGTTTGGATAGTTGGCTTGCGACCCATCCCAATTTTTGGTTAGATTATAAAGTTACCCCTGTTTACACGGGTGATGAACTAGTTCCAAGGCAATTAATCCTACAGTATGTTGGTCTAGATGAAACTGGAAATTTCATTAGTATAAAGTTTGGTAGTCCTAAAGAATCTGTAGATGGCTATGGAATAACAACTGTAATTTTAGATAATTATTCTAAAAATGCAACAATTGACTATTTGAAAGGAACAGCCACACCGTCATTAGTTCCTACAGAAACAAGCAGTCAAGTGACCACTCCAGCATCTGCCGAGGGAACAGTTAGTGAGACGACACAATCTGTCCAACCTAATACCCAACTTGCTCCAGTAGTTTATATTGCAAGGAATGGTAGTGCGGATGTATATTGGTACTCATTGGATAATATGCCATCTAATACTAACTTTTCTAGAGTAGTACAGATGTCAGAGGAAGAGGCACTAAATCTAGGGAAGCGACATACCTCAAAAGAGTAGGTTTGATATTGAGGACTGAGCAATACCAAGTTAATGGGAGAAATTATGGTAAAATTTGAACTTGTTGCATCAGAAAATGATATCTATACTTATCATTATTATCCTGAAGGCGATTTTGCATCCGAGCCAGGTGTCATTGAACTTAATTTGAATGCTGAGAGTATCTATCTAGTTAAGTTAGCTGCTAGGGACTTTGAAAGATACGTTACTGCCGAGGAAAGAAATAGTCTGATAAGAGCCCTCAATGATATGATTGCTGAAAATGGCGGTGATGATTTTGAAGAATATGTTACCGAAGGCTTCACCAGGAGAGTCTATGCAGATCAGGCTATCTCTGGTATTCTAGATGGTTTAGAGAAAGGTAATCCACCAGAGAATGGTATGAGAGCTTGGTATTGAAAGTGGTACAAACTAAAAGGAGCATAAGGCTCCTTTTTAGTTTATTGAGTAGCTTAGTCTCTATTGTGACAAATTACTAGAGGAATGGTGATGAGAGTCGTATTTTTTGTAGCTCAAGCTTTAAGTTATTTCTGCTTGACGTGGCAATTAGATAGTAACTCACTCAATTTACTAATTAAAGTTTTTCAGAACTTATAGTTGACACTGGTGTAACACTTGTGTTAATATGAAAGAGAGGTGATAGATGTGGTTACAGATAAAAATCGTATTATGATCAGTTTAGATGATAAGAATCTTGAGAAATTGGAATTGCTCATTGAAGATGCTCGTGATAGGCGAGGTATGAGATTGACAAAATCGCAGATTATTGAACTATTACTGAATACAGTTGATTATTTTGATGATATTATGGGAGCAATCTATTCAAAAAAATAAAATTTATTTTATTTTTTTTTTTGAATATTGGTGTTGCACTAGTGATTGAAAGGTGTGGAAATGGTTGTTTATATAAACGATAGTAGTAGACTAAGTGAAGTGTCTATTAATAAGTATAATGCTCAAGTAGGTGCTCATTTATTAGGGGAAGAAGTAGTGTTGTATAGTGATTTTAGTGAATTAGAAGCTTTGACCCGTGAAGATCTCATTGTTGACTATATTGCTGAGACGAGATTATTGTTGTCTTGGATGGGAATAGATATACCAGTTATTGACTACCCGGAGGAGCTTTCTGAATTTTATGGTCGTACTATCCGAGAGGGACTTATGGGAGAGATTGTCAATATTCCTGATAATTGGGGCAAATTTATTAAGCCTAAAGCTGGTTCAAAAGTTTTTACAGGAAGAGTAGTTAATGGAACCCGAGATTTGGTTGGTATTGGATTACCATTTGACTATCCTATTTGGATTAGTGATATTGTAGAATTTGTTGCAGAATGGCGCTGTTTTGTACTTAATGGAGAGGTACTGGATGTTCGTCCTTATACAGGTGACTATCATGCTCAGTACGATGCCAGTGTTATTGACAAAGCGGTTGCTGCTTGGGATAGTGCACCTAGGGCTTATGGGTTGGATATTGGTGTTACCAAGGATGGCCGTACATTAGTTGTTGAAGTAAATGATGGTTATGCTCTTGGGAATTACGGTTTATCGCCTTTAAAATCCATTAAATTTTCTAGAGCTAGATGGGAAGAAATGGTTGCACCGTATTTTAGCAAAAATCCAGTTTTTGACTTTTCTTTGGTAAATAAATAGATATTTTAGTCAATATGAAAAGGAGCGTACTGCTCCTTTTTAGTTTATAGAGTAAACGGTCTTTAGGTAAACATATTTTCTGATGAGCTTATTGTTCTCGATAGGCTCAACGCTGAATAGAAAGTAGTGATCATGATTGTCTTTGGTATTTTCTTTGTTTGGCTTGAAGTATGGCTTTTGAGATTTGGCCATACTTCGCATGATGTCATCCGTTAGGAAAGTCAGAGGGGTATTCAGAGCAGAATAACGATAGAAATCAGTTTCAAATCTCTGATAGCTTTCACTAAAGTAGTTCATCTGTAGCTCATTTTTATGAAATTCAAGCTGATTCATGGAACATCTCCTCTACTGGTTCAATGCTAGGAATATCAGATAGTTGGATGTTGATGTGGTCTTTTGAAGTACGAACCATGATATGTTCTTTTGTAATTGATGGTATTTTGCCAGTGAAATATCCTATTCTATTGTTACCTCTCACCTGTAGGAGCGTGATTAACTGGTTTGCATAGACCTGACTGAGAAGAAGTATCTTTTGTTCAAGGGTAAGGTCACTTAGAAAAGTAATCTTGCGCATATCTTCAAAAAGGGCACTAGTGTGCTCAGATAGGAAAAATCCATCCATTTTTGCATATTAGTATCCTGGTACTCTCTTGCTGACTGAAATGGTAAGTATGAACGGTCAACAGTCCCTTGCGTGCTGCGCACGCATTCCATGAAAATTGATCAAATTTTTCATTTTACTATCTGAAAAGACGGGGTCTTCATTGTCAATATTTTTAAATGTATCTAAAACTGTAGGTACATCTTTTGGTAAGATTAATTGTTCCTGCCGTTTACCCCCTTTACCGCGTTTAACGACAACATAAAAATTTCCAGCTTCATCTTGAATGAGATTTTTTCCGGTTAGGTTATGTTTGTGTCTCTTTTTTTGTGTCTTTTTCAATGATCCATTCAAAATTTTTGGGAAGAAGGATGACGCAATGATGTTAAATGCAACTATTGAAATAAGAGACATAGATGAATTAGCAAGATTTTTGGAAGAAATGCTAGAAAAGTATGGAAACAAGGTAATGGATCAAATAAATAAAGATAGTCTCTCATATTTCAAAGGAAGTTTTGAATCTGGTTCGCAATTTAAGGAATGCTGTAGCCCCTAACAATTGTATCTTGTCTGATTTGAATTCTAAAACAACAGTTTCAACTCAAGCTATTATTGACTTTGTAAAAAGTATAGAAGGAATTACAAAATCCAGTAGAAGAAAAAAAATTATCTTCTCGGGCTGTATTAGAATTTTTTGCACTTATTTATGTTTATGATATCTTTTTCAAGATGAACTTTCTTGATGTAGAATTGCTCATTCCAAGCAATGGCATAAACTACGCAGTTATAACCAATCTTATAACCATATTTTTAGCCCTGATGTTCTGTCATCAATCACTTAAAAACCATCAATGACTTTAAAATAATTAACTGAGAAGTTTAATCGCCGATAAATCTGCTAAAATCCTTAATTTGTGGTATAATAGTAATTGATTAACCTCAAAGAAAGAGTAATGGTTATGCAAGATAAAAACTTAGTTACAGTCAATTTAACCAACGAAATGAAAACGAGTTTTATTGACTACGCCATGAGTGTCATCGTGGCTCGGGCTCTTCCGGATGTTCGAGATGGGCTTAAACCTGTTCATCGGCGTATCCTTTATGGTATGAATGAGCTAGGGGTGACACCTGATAAGCCTCACAAAAAATCCGCCCGTATCACGGGTGATGTTATGGGCAAATACCATCCACACGGAGATAGTTCAATCTATGAGGCGATGGTGCGGATGGCCCAGTGGTGGAGTTACCGTCACATGCTTGTTGATGGTCACGGCAACTTTGGCTCTATGGATGGCGATGGTGCGGCTGCCCAGCGTTACACAGAAGCCCGTATGAGTAAGATTGCTCTTGAGATGCTCCGTGACATCAACAAAAATACTGTCGATTTCACTGACAACTACGATGGTAATGAGAAAGAGCCTTTAGTACTCCCAGCACGCTTTCCTAATCTCTTGGTTAATGGAGCGACAGGGATTGCCGTTGGTATGGCAACCAATATCCCCCCTCATAACCTCGGTGAAACTATCGATGCTGTCAAGCTGGTCATGGACAAGCCAGAGGTGACGACCCGCGAATTGATGGAGGTCCTGCCAGGTCCAGACTTCCCTACAGGGGCTCTGGTCATGGGGAAATCAGGCATTCACCGCGCTTATGATACAGGTAAGGGGTCCATTGTTCTGAGGTCACGTACCGAAATCGAAATCACCAAGTCTGGTCGAGAACGTATTGTGGTGACAGAATTCCCTTACATGGTCAACAAAAGTAAGGTACTTGAGCATATTGTTAAGCTTGCTCAGGAGAAGCGAATAGAGGGCATCACCGCTGTTCGGGATGAGTCCAGTCGTGAAGGGGTACGGATGGTGATTGAGGTTAAGCGTGATGCCTCAGCTAGTGTTATCCTCAACAACCTCTTCAAGCTGACGCAGCTTCAAACTAATTTTAGTTTTAACATGCTGGCCATTGAAAATGGCATTCCGAAAATCCTCTCCCTGAGGGCGATTTTGGATAATTACATTGCTCACCAGAAGGAAGTCATTGTTCGTCGCACCCAATTTGATAAAGACAAGGCAGAAAGCAAGGCGCATATCTTAGCTGGTCTCTTGATTGCCCTTGACCATATTGATGAGGTCATTCGGATTATCCGAAATAGTGAGACAGATGCCCAAGCTCAGGCAGAATTGATGGCTAAGTTTGACCTGTCAGAGCGTCAGAGTCAAGCTATCTTGGATATGCGCCTGCGTCGTTTGACGGGCTTGGAACGTGACAAGATTCAGTCCGAATATGATGAGTTAATTGCCTTGATTGCTGATTTGACTGATATTCTAGCTAAACCAGAGCGGGTAGTGACCATCATCAAGGATGAGATGGATGAGATTAAGCGCAAGTATGACGATGCCCGCCGGACCGAGCTCATGGTCGGTGAAGTATTGTCTATCGAAGATGAAGATTTGATCGAAGAAGAAGATGTCTTGATTACTCTGTCCAACAAGGGTTACATCAAACGCTTGGCACAAGATGAATTTCGTGCTCAGAAACGAGGTGGTCGTGGGGTGCAAGGAACTGGTGTCAATGATGATGACTTTGTTCGTGAGCTAGTGTCTACCAGCACCCACGACGCCATGCTCTTCTTTACGAATAAAGGAAGGGTATATCGTCTAAAGGGCTATGAAATTCCAGAATACGGACGGACTGCCAAGGGTCTTCCTGTCGTCAACCTGCTCAAGCTCGATGAGGGGGAAACGATTCAGACCATTATCAATGTCAAAACTGATGACTTCAAGGATAAGCACCTCTTCTTCACGACCCGTCAAGGAGTGATTAAGCGGACTAGCCTATCTGAATTTGGCAACATCCGTCAGAATGGACTAAGAGCACTCAATCTGAGGGACGAAGATGAGTTGATTAACGTTCTGTTGACATCGGGTCAAGACGACATCATTATCGGGACTCAGACGGGTTATTCTGTTCGTTTCAACGAAGAAACCATCCGCAGCATGAGCCGTGTCGCGACCGGGGTTAAAGGTGTAACTTTAAGAGAAGGTGACCGTGTCGTCGGCGCAGCCCAAATCAATGATGATCAGGAAGTCTTGATTATCACCGAAAAAGGCTTTGGTAAACGGACCTCAGCGACCGAATACCCAACCAAGAACCGTGGCGGTAAAGGCATTAAAACTGCTAACATCACCAGCAAAAACGGGGCCTTGGCAGGTTTAGTAACCGTATCAGGAGATGAGGACATCATGATTATCACTGATACAGGGGTTATTATCCGAACACGCGTGGCAGACATTTCTCAAACCGGTCGCTCAACCCAAGGGGTTAAGGTTATGAGACTAGATGAGGAAGCAAAAATTGTCACCTTTGCTTTGGTCAAGCCTGAGGAAATAAATGAAGAAAATGAGACAGAACATGACGAAAACTCGTAA